GTCCCCCCGCCGATGTGCTGCGTAGGGAGAAAACCGCTGCGTCAGGAGATTGTGCTCTCTTTTGCGGGGTGAATGGTTTGCTGCAGCAAAGTGAGATTGCCGTGCTGCGTCAGCTTGGAGTGCTGCGTTCGCGCTGTTCTGCTGGCATTACGCTGAGATGCCGTCTGCGCGCTGTTATGCTGGCATTGTGCTGTTGTGCTGGCATTGTGCTGTTATGCCGCGACCTATTTTTTTTTGCTCTGCTAAGGATGCTGCGTCAGTCTACTGTAAAGCGCGGTGAGAAACTGTATGCTTCAGCAAAATCGGGCAGCAATAGTCTGTGCTCCCCCGTGAGAAACTGTGCTGCCAAACTAGAATGATAACAATGTGTGTGCGTTTGCTCTTATTCCAAAGGCATACGTCAGAGTGTATATTATAGCTCTATATAGTATAATAGCTCTATAGGGTATTACTATATAGCACTTCTTCTTTTTATTGCTCTATAGGGCTTAGATATAATATAAGCTTATAATATGCTGTAATGCCTATCGTATAGCATAAGAAGCAAACGTAGAGCACCCGCGATTTTTTATGCTGGCACGAGGCTTTATATATTCACGGCGTGTTGTAGATTTACATTTGCTGGTTATTTATAACTAGCAAGGAGCAATGAAATGGAGAACGAAGCAATAGACATAAATGCGCTGTCTGATAAAATGCTAGATGCCTTAGAAGCAGCATTGAAATCAAAAACAGCAAAGCAGACGCCGTCTACTGTTCGCCGCAGAAGGCCTAGAAAAGCATACGAACAACTTACGCCGCATCCAACAAACGTATTGGCTGCGATAAAGTTCGAACGTGAGCAGGGCAATAAAAATGCTGTGACGGACGGATATGAACGAGCAAGGAAAGAAATGATAGAGCAAAGGATGGAAACAGAGCAAAACTACCGCCGCCTCTATAAGAATATCGCCGAAGGAAGAATCCGTGGCGGCAATATGCGATTAGCACGCAGCGAGGTGTTAGATTGAGCAGCAAAGAGTGGTTTGAAATCGGCAGTGTTGAACACGATGAAGCAACACGAATTGAAGTAGCAAAACAAAGATTAGATAGCATAATATCTATGTTTGCTGATTCCTGTGACGATATTTGCTCTGATGACCCAGAGCAATATACTCCAAAGGTAGCAAATGTATCACAGCAGACATTTGAAAAATGCTGGCACGATGCAAGTGATGCTTGGTTGGAATTAAAGTTAGCAATAACTAGAAAGCAAAGAGAAGCGAGGGCTGTGTTAGACATTGAAAAAGCAGTATCAATGAAATGAAGCAAAACCGAGTTAAAGACGGCAGAAAGGCACTTGAAGGGGCAGCAGAATCGATGGAACAGCTGGAAGAAATATTTGGCAGCGATTTCTCAGAGCACTTCGGTGATTTTGACGGCGGTTTGTTTAACCACTTAAAGCATCAGATTTATACTGCTCGCTTTCACTTAAACTGCTATAATACAGATAAAGAGCTGGAATCGGAGTGTGAATGCTATGAACCTTAAAGAACTAGCAGAATTAAAAAAGGCGCTGCAATATTTTAGAAGGCTGGAAGGGACTAAACCTTTGCTGAATCTGTATCCAACAGACGGCAAATTACATTCAGCACTAAAAGAATGCACTGCTTTGTGGTTTGAAAAAGAAGCAGACGATGTGACCAATACAGCAATTGATGATTTCTTAAAAGCAATGTTTACAGTTCTAGCAGAAAAGAAGCTGCAACGTAAATTTATGCTTGAAATTAAAAAACTCGGCGGAGTAGGTTATAAAAGCGGTGGAGTCCACGGCAAAAATAAATACTCTGCTGATAAGAGTCGTGTAGACGGCAAACTAATACAAAGGAAGCGAAGATAAATGTGCAAGCAATGTAAAAAGAAAAGAGCAAAAAATAACGAACCTAGCTATGAAGAATTAAAAAGAGCATTTCCAGATAATGCTATGATTAGATTTAAAGAGCGAAGAAAATGATTAGTCGAGCAGAAATTTGGCTGAAAGAGCTAGGTGTGACGCTGACAGAGCACGCTTGTGACGAGTGCAGCACAAAGTATAAGAGCATTAATCCTGAGCCAAAGCAAAAGCTCTGCCTTGATTGCTACTTAGATTTACCAGACAGCGAGGTATTTTGTTAGACGGCATAGAAACACAACCGCTGAGTATAGAAGAAATACAGCTAATTGATGTAGCTGTTGCCGTGAATAAAGCTTTAGAGCCAAACTATATGCCGTCTGTGGTAAAAGTTGGCAGCGGTCAAATGGAGAATAGCTGAGATAATGATAGCTGAAAGAGAAGAAGTGAGCAAAGAATGTATTAAAAAGCTGGGTTTTGCGTTTGTTCCCAGCACTGCTTTCGACTCCTGTTCCAAACTTGCTTCTTCTCCAGCAAATAGAGTCGGGTTGCCGCCGGTCGCCCCGCTCTTTATGAAACCGGCACTGAGAAAATCCTGCCGTAGTGTAGCCCGGCCCATCATTCCGCCGTCTTGTGGCGGAGACGCTGGTTCAAATCCAGCCGGCAGGGCCATTTCTTATTCGAGCACTCTCGGGAGAATGCTGGAACGAGGTTTTATATATTCAGAGCACATTGTAAAAATAAAAAAAAGCGAGGAGAAAAAAAATAGCAAATGAGTGAAAATGAAGCAGTGAAATGTGATAAATGCCGTGAAGTTATAACTAACGATGAAGTGCTGTCTACTGACGAATATGAGTCATTATGTCAGGACTGCTACGATAGTTTTATCGAATGTGCCTGTTGCAGCGAAGTATATGAAAATGCTTATACTTCTACCTGTCACGGCGACCCTATATGCCGTGATTGTTATAATGGCGGCGATGTAGGTCACTGCACATCCTGTGATGCTCAGATTATTCTTAGTCACGGCGATTATTATTATGATGACCATAGTGGTGAATACTGCTGTTCAGATACGGCAGATTGCACATACTTAGATTGGAGCTGCGAAAGTTGTGGCTGCGAGATGACTTTTGAAGAAGCAAACACAGACCACGCAGAGCAATACTTATGTTATGACTGCTACCACAATCCATCTTCTAGCATACAGAGAATGGCAGACAGCTGGATAGATAAAGCAGATGTTCACACTAAAAGCTGGTATAAAGATTTAGATGACGGCGCAAAATTCTTTTTAGCTGAGTTTTATAGAAGCCGTGAAGATGAATTTAAAACCAGCAATCAAATGATAAAGAAAGGTGCTTTAGGTGCTGGAAGTGACAAAGGCTGGTGGGATGGAGAAATTGAAGTGCAAAGTCCTGCGTTTGCTGATATGGCAAAAGTCATAGCAGATATATGTTATAGTGACTTATTCTTTGTCAAGCATAAGAAATACGGCCTTTATCATCCATTTAGACATCTATTTCATCAATGCTTGAGTTATAGAGATAGGCAAGGAAGCGACACAGTGTATTATAATAGAGTCGGCAGAGATGATGACCCTCAAATAGCATTCGAAGAAGTTTGCAGAGATTATCACCGCTGGGAATTATACGCCGTTAGACATAATAAGTTAGCAAATATGTTAGCTGAAAACAAAACTGAAGATGGAGCTAATTTAAGAAAAACAACCAGCAATATTATGAATCGCTCTTATGCAGATAGATTTGCGCTGTTATCACAAAGAAATAACACATTAGAACAATCATACCAGCAATACTTAACAAATGCTGTAAATCAAAAATATAAAATCAAAATAGGATTTGACAGCGAAGTAATGATGGACTTAGCAGATTTTAATCAAGTCGTTGGTTCCTGTCAGGATTCAGCAAATAGAATGTCTTATGCTTTTGGATTTGCAGATATGCTAGTTAATCCTCATCTGCTTGCTTTAATATATGAAGATAATAAAATTATTGGTCGCTCTGTTATAAGATTTTGGAAGCATAGCTGGGATGACAGCAATGAAGTAGTTAAGATTGCTCCTTCACGCCTCTATTTAAGCCGTATAACTAATGCTAAGGCTGATGTTTATGTTGCTCTATTTAAACAAGTTAATGAATGGGCAAAGACAGTTTACGGCATTGATAATTATGAAATAATCGCTTACTCAGATTCACGGCACGACAGTCCAGTATATAGCTTTATTAGAGGTCATATAACAGGAAGGGATGCCTCACAGCGATTAAATACACAAGTATGGAACACATTTTGGCACAGCAAACCATCCGATGATTGTGCTGACTATACTTATTACAAGGATGAAATGCAAAGAGCAGTATACTTTGGACAGCGAGATGGTGATGACTATTCCTGTAAAGAAACACTGCCGAATTATGGTTATAAAACATTGGAGTTAGATTAAATGAGCGAAGAAGAACCAAAAGAAGCCATAGTTAAATCTATGAGCGAAGAAGAAATGGCAAGCAAAAGTCGTTTAACCGCCGTTTACCCCGCCCCAGCAGAACAAATGAGTGACCAGCAATTATTGTATAGGATGTTTTCAATATTCAGTCCTAGCAGCGATGAACACGCAATGATAGCATTTGTCACAAATTATCTCCGTGATAATGAAATAGAGCACCAAATAGATAGTGCTGGAAATATATATTTTAACAATCACGTTGAAGGAGACTGCCGGATTTTACTGAATGCACATATGGATACCGTAGCAAGTGCTGTGGCAAATGTCATTCAAGTAGAAGAGGATGGGAAAGCTGTGTTTAAATCATCAAACAATCAAGTTATAGGTGGAGACGACAAGTGTGGTGTATTTGCTGTATTAAAATGCATCACAGATAGAACAATAACAACGCCGTTAATGGGTATGTTGAATGTGTCCGAAGAGATTGGCTTAGTCGGTAGTGACTTTGCTATGGAACATCATTCTGACCTGTTCAAAGACGTTGTGTTCTGTATAACGGTAGACCGCCGTGGCAATACTGAAATTATCACAAAAAACAGCGATGTAGACTTATGCAGTGATGATATGGAAAAAATGCTTGGTGAGTGGGGCAAAGATTATGGCCTACGAACTGCTACAGGTTCCATATCTGACGTAAGTAATGTTGTAAAAGCATTAGAAATTAATGGTATTAATTTATTTGCTGGATATTACAATGCTCACTCTGGTAGTGAAAAAGTCGTTTATGAAGAACTGCTTGAATCAGTTAGATTTATTAAGTTTTTAGTGCCGGAATTACATAAGTATTTCAGCGATAATCCTGACAAAGTGAAATATGAACCATCAAAAAGCTGGTCCAACTATCCTCGATACGGCGGATATTACGGATATACCGAATGGGGAAGTGGATACGGCCTTAAATCATATGGCGGCGTTAAAGTATATGAAACTGCTAACGATGTAGACCATCACGAAGCATTAGATATGTTAGATATGCTGATTGAGGAAATAGAGGACATACAGGATAATTACTTTATGTTCGATGCATTACGGCAAGCTGAGACACGATTAAGCACATCTGGAAAATCGCTAGTTATTGAAGAGGGCTGGAATTTATTCTATACTGAAATGAAAGAATTAGATGCTCACTTACACGTTTATGACGGCGGTGTATTGAAAGGTGGAAAAGCAGAAGATGCAGTTATCTCAATAAAAGTTTTACAAGCATTTGAAGATGCAGTTAGCGCTCGCAAAACAGCCGAGCAGTTTGATGTGACTTGGGATGACTTAGATAATGGAGGAGCGACTGACTAATGCCTGCTAAAGATAGAGACTTAATGATGTGTCCTGATTGTGATAAAGCAGGAACATTACGTCACGTTGAAGAAGATAACAACCACTTTGAATGTTATAGATGCTCTGATTGTTCTGGAGAATTCTTCCCAGATGAATTAAAGCGTATACAATATAAGACAGTGAAGTTTACGAATGATAACGGCAAAGAAATATATATACCGCTAACACCTGACAGAATTGCTAGGTTAAAAGAAGAGGGTGTATATCAAAGAGCAGCCGAAACCAGAAGAAAGCAAACTCTGAATCGCAGAGATAAAAACTTATTACGGAGGTTAAGAAAATAGGCGGCGTCCACTCACCCCGCTATATTAACCCACAACCAGCAGATAGGGAAGGAGTGCCGTTTCTTACTCCTTTTTGTTTGTTTCACCAATTTTGGACAGCAAAGAAGCGTCTGGTCGCTAGCCACGCCGTTTTTATGCTGTTGTCGGTAGTAGTTCGGTTCTTCTACCGGCACAATTTGGTGCTCCTTCCCCTGCAAATGGAGAGAAAATGTATAAAAGAATGACAGTAGATTTAGCAGTAAGCGAAGGCTTTGAGAAAGCGCTCGATAAGATTTTCGAGAAGCTTGGACATATGAAAATATATAATGTTATACAGCGCCCTGATGGGAGCTATTACTTGGAGAAAATATGCAAACAGCAACAATAAATGTAAAAGAATTAGAGAAATATACTGAGCTAGACATTCAGGAGATTCTCCGTGATTGGGGTAATCGCTACATTGTTTCTCGAGCAGCACTGAGATTAGGAGCTATTGACCCTGACGATGACAGACTTGGTAATAATAGGCCGCAAACGGTAGGTTGGGCTGCTTTATGGCATCGCAACGGCCACGATTATATCCATCGCAGCAAAGCTCAACCATTTACGCTAAATGATAGAGGAGTTTTACACGAATATAAACCTGCAGCGGAGAGGCTATTTAAACTGCTGACTACTGAAGGTTTTAGAAAGCAAATGAAGGGAGAGATAGTGCTATATAAATCAGGAGCTGGACAACGTGAAATATCCGGCAGTAATTATCCTATACGTTTGACTGACGGAAGATACTGCTTTTACACTGGTAATTCTCAATTAGTTGATAGATTAGCTATGTCTGATGAGAATCGCTTTACTTCTGATGAAGCTGATTTATTATTCAGATTGTGGATGAATGATAACGTAGTGCTACCTACTTGCTTTACAAACAGTCCACGAAACTCGGTTATAAAAAACAGGGCAGAAAAGGAATTTAAGAAGCGATGTTGGAAGATTTTTATGCTACTTAATTATTTTGATGAAGATTCTTTTGAAGAATTATTTAATAGATACAGCGACCCCGAAGTCCACCGTGCTGGATTTTTAGTTTGGCAGCGTGGGGAAATAATAACTCGCTGGGAAGGAGGTGTTATGCCACATCCCAAGTATTAAATACTTGGACAACGATAGTGAAAGGTAGGTAGTAGTTTTGCTTGATTGCGACAATCCTCTGTATCAATCAGGCGGCGTATGAATGATAACCAACTACTTGATTTCTATACTGCTACCTACCCACAAACCTGCTCCGGTCACCCCGCAGCAGAAACTTAAAAGGAGACATTTATGCGAGAACACGACAAAAAGATATTCGAACTGCTACTAGCAGAAATATTTAAAAATAAAATAATGCTCGAAGAGATTGAAAAAGATATCTTCGGAGAGATGCAATACCTCGCAGATATGCCGGAAGGTATAAGAGGTGAAACAGTGGGAGATTTTGAAGAAAAAGTTGGCCGTAATAGATATAAATACGGCCCTATCGTCTTTGATGAGACTATGTTAAGTCCTCCCGCTATAAGAGAAAACGTATTGGAGAGAAAAAAGAAAAAATGAGCAAAGAAGAAGAGAAACTTGCTAACGATATAGACCCAGAGGAAGTAAAAATTGTAAGCAGTAAGTTTGACGAGAAAATGTATCGTTCAGCAAAAGAAGAATTAGAAGAGAGTGGTATTAAATTAGATATAAAGATAGACCACCGTGAAGGAGAAAATACCGGAGAAGTTGTTGTAGGCTATGCTTTGGATGAAGGAGAAGATTACAGTTTCCTTGACCCCGAGCCATTGACTGGATATACTTTGCTGGAAGAGATTAAATTTTGTTTGTATGGTTGTCAAGCAGAATTAAAAAGATTGGAGAAACTAATAGAAACATACGAAGATGTCAGCAGATTACAGTGATGAACCTGCTTGTGTTAGACGTGGCACAGGCTGGATTGATTTTTCTACAATAGAAAAGAAACGAATAAAGCGTCGTAAAGTAAAAATAAGGAGAAAGAGAAATGAAGAGAAACTACATAGTAGAACTTGATATAAGAGATATGCAAATGCTAGAAATGTATAGAATGGGATTAGAACAACAACATCCTGTTAGTGAAGTTGATACTGCTTTACACGATATTTTATGGCAGATATCAGAGCAATACCACGAGAGAGAAATGGAGAGGAATTATGAATCGACTAACTAAAGAAGAGTATGCTGAAAAGTATGAAGCTGATGGTCATACCGGACTACCTAAGTGTAAATGCTGTGGTAGAATAGATACTGATTTTGATATGTATAATGAGGTTATAGATGAGTGAAACGTTAGAAGATAAATACCAATATATGTGTGAATTGGTTGAGGACCAAGCACGAGAAATATTTGAATATAAAAAGATAATTGCTGGTGCTCAAAAGGTAGAAGAAGAATTGGAATACTTTGTTCAAAATATTGCTGCTCTTATTTATTATCAATGTTCTTTAAGAGACCAAGACCAATGGTTAAAGCGAGTAATGGATAAAGGTATTTGGGAACCTGAAGCCATTGAGGAAGAAGAATGAGATGTGTAAGGTGTGGTAAAGATTATATAGGTATGAAACAGCATCATAAATTTAATTGCCCTCACTGTGGGGGTGACTAATGGTTTGTGTAGATTGCTCTTGTGAAAGGTGTGAACGAGCAAAAAAGGAAGAAATGGACCAATTCAAAGAGCAGATGAAAATTGAATACCCTGATTGTGTTAAATGGCAGAATGATGATTACAGTCCGTGCTTTTGTGTGAGGTGTTTAGGATGAAAAATTGCCCGAAATGTAAAGAACAAGCAAAGTTCGATGAAGGTAATTTAAAAATGGATATATTAGCACATTACTATTGTAGTGAATGTATGATATGGACTGAAAATAGACACACTAGCATTTGGACTGACGGTTGTGATGAATTTTATAGTAATGGAAAGGAAAGGAGTATTTGGAGATAATGTATAGCAACGGCGATTACGCAAAAACAGGACCGCATTTCAGAAGAGGTGGTTATAAACTTTGGAATTGGTGCGTTAAATGTGAGTGTGTGTGGGAAAAGAAAATTAGCTGGTGTAGAAAATGTAATTCTCGATTAAGGTTTGGAGGGCGTTATATTAGTAGAAGGGAGAAAGAATTAAAAAATGCTCCTAAAGAACAGGTGGTGTATCAAGGATGAAAATATTACCTTATAAATACAGAGTAGCGATAGCTTTTTTACATTTTATAATGAGATTATTAGATAAAATATACGAAGGTGAGGACATCTGGGGTCCAGAAGAGCCGTGGTGGGATACACAATGAGAATTAAAAGGGCGGTAGAAGAGTTATCTTTTTTTACCCTGCCGTTATGGGAAGTAAAGAAGGTGAAGAAAAAATGAAAATAGTCACTTGTAATACGTGTAGATGTAAGTTAGTATTTGATTATGTGAGATATAGAGACACAGCAGGTAATCCATATTGTCACATATGTTATACGAGGTTGCTAGTATGACATTAACTGAATGGTTGATGTTTGTAGCAATAATAGATGGTCCAATATTAGGATTATTATATATGCTGTGGAGGAAGATAAGATGAATTTATTAACAGACCACGAATCTGGTTTAATTGCTGGGTTTATGTTTGGGTTAGGTATAGGAATAATTATAGGATATTATATTTTATGAAAGTAGTAGTAGATAACATAGAGATATTAGATATAACGCTCGGTTTATACGGTAATGTTTTTGTTCGTGTTAGAGATATAGATGGGTATGAATACGCAGGTGAACTCACGGAAGTGATGGAAGATGAATGAATTATGCTTAATATGTAAACATATTGTCACTCCGTATGGAGGGATGATTAAAATCAAAGGAAAATCAATGCATATGGAATGTGCTATGATGGAATTTGAAAGTGAAGTAAGAAAAAGAGAGGAATAAAATGAGAAAAAATCATATATTAGTGAAAGAGACAGGAAGCACAGTTTGTGGTATAACACAGCTATCTGTGCAGGAAAAATACCATATGAGTAAACCATATTGGAATAAATATATTACTTGCTCTAAGTGTAAGAAGGAGTTAGACAATGGCTCGTGTATGGCGTGAAGGTGATAAGTGTCCGATAGGGCCGAGATTTACAACAGGTGGTTATGATAAATGGAATTGGTGCTCAATATGCACTGCAATTTGGGACAAAAAAACACTGCGTTGTAAAAACTGCAATCAAATGACACGTAGTAGAACAAGGTGGAAGTAATGAAGTATAGTGCTAGTTGTGATTGTGGTTATGAGACCCCTTTAGTAGAAAATGAAAAAGATATTGATTGGGAATTATTAGAGATACATCAGGAGTTTTGTAAATGATGGAAGATATATGTGATTTTGTTGACGGCAGTGGTATTACTGAATGCCCTGACTGTGGTGAGATTGTAGAACCTGAATTTGATGAAAAAACACAAATGGATAAATGTCCTTACTGTTATAATGGCAAATATATGTATGGTGATGCGTGAAAGTTTGCTATATTTGTAAGAAAAATAAATGTGAAGAACTTTTAGACATTTATTGTTTAGATTGTCGTTGGGATATACATCACAGTAGACGGTGGGATAATAGAGACCTTTCGAAAGAAGAGTGGAAACTATTATATAGAAGGTTGAATAATAGCTAAATTAAGCCAATTAAGCACTTGTTTAGTCAAGCATATGTTTATAGCATATTTGCTTAATTAAGCTGCGAGGAAAGAATGACTGAAGAAGAAATTATAGAAAACGAAGAAGATTTGTTCGATATGGCAAATGAAGAGAAAGAAGATAATGTAGTTATTAAGAGAGAACTTAAGTTTGCTACATTTGAGTATGATGAGACTGAGAAAACAATTACGATTGAAACTAAGTCTGATACAATACCTGACCAAAACATACACGAAACTGATGAGCAATATCAAGAAAGACTTGCTCTTCACGAACCTGCGATTAATGGTAGAATAAAACTAAATAAAGTTTATAGTTTTGCTTTGCTAAGATTTGTTATAAGAATAGCTCAAAGAAATTGGTTTAGGAAATTAAAGAAATAAACCAGCGGGGTGAACGGCAGCACATAAGGTGATTTAAATGAGAGAAGGAAACATTAAACCTGAACTATTACAAGGAAATGCTTTAGATGTTGTTAAGGAGCTAGATGATGAGTCAATACAATGTGTTGTCACGTCACCACCTTATTGGGCTTTACGTGATTATGGTAATGAAGGGCAATTTGGTTGTGAACCAACGGTTGAAGAATATGCTAACAATTTAGTAAAATTATTTGAAGAGATTAAACCAAAATTAAAAGAGGATGGAACAGTATGGATAAACATAGGAGACAGTTATGCCGGGTTTTCTGGTAACACAGGCGGTGCTACAGGCAGTGATAAGAGAGGAACGCGAAACGCTTCCATCATTAAGAAAGGAGCTAACCTCAAAGAACGAGACCTTATTGGTGTGCCGTGGGTGGCTGCGCTGGCCCTCAGAGAAGCAGGATGGTATTTGCGTTGTGACATTGTATGGGCGAAACCTAACCCCATCCCTGAAAGCGTTAAAAATAGACCCACGCGCTCGCACGAGTTTATATTTCTGCTGTCGAAAAATCCCCAATACTACTACGATATGGATGCCATAAGAGAACCACTGAAGAGTAAGATTGGACCAGCTGTTAATAAGAAAGGAGAAAGACAAATAGTGGGTAATCCTAAAGGAAAGAACTCAAGAGATGTGTGGTGGATAGCACCTAAATCTATTCGTAATTCACATATTGCTGTGTTCCCCCCAGAATTACCTAAGAAATGTATATTAGCTGGAACAAAACCCGGCGATATTGTATTAGACCCATTTTCAGGTAGCGGCACTACTTGTAGAGTAGCTCGTGAATTAGGGAGAAAGGGAATTGGTATTGAATTGTCAGAAGAGTATCATAAACTAGCAATGAAATTAACATTTGGAGATAACAGTTCATTAGAGGATTTTCTTTGAAAGAAGTCCTTATATTTTTGTTCTTTTATTTCTTTTGGCAGAAAGTATTTATGGAGATGAAAAATGAAAACTAACAATTATACAGGTAAGAATTTTGAGTGGGAAGTGAGAAAATCACTGAAAGATGCTGGATGGTGGTGGTTTAGAATACAAGATACGAATGACGTATCGAGATTCGTTAAGAAAGCCATATCTGAAAAACAACCCGGCGATTTCTTTGCGGTTGCTGATGGTTTACCCATCTTAATAGAATGTAAAACTAGTAGGAATAAAACTTCTTTTCCACTTTATTATAATAAAACACCAGCAATTCCAGAACACCAGATACAATACGCATTAGATTTAGTAGATGCTGGTGGTGTTGCTTGGTTTTTAGTGAGAAGAGATGAACCTCGTAATAAAAGAGTGTTTGCATTAAGTCCTCATCAAGTTAGATTAATGTATGATAGTGCCAGTAGAAAGTCAGTTAAATGGCACGTTATAGAGACTTTAGGAATAGAATTAGAAAGATTATCTAAACCTGTAAGATACGATATAACAAAACTTTTAAATACTACTTTAGGTTAAAAAATTTGAGGATGCGAGGCTACACAACTGGGGTAGTCCAAACCGTTATCCAAGCAGGTGAAATTGATTCCTGTGAGCCGTCGGTAAGCATTCTCATTAGGTAAATATGTCATTAATTAAAGACTTTCTGGGACTCGTCGATGAAGATAGCGAAAACATAACTATAGATTCGTTATTTGATAGCGAAGTAGAAAGGTCTGTCTATGATAAATGGATTAAGATATTTACTGATTTAAAGCCAGTGGCTATAGTGCCAATGCTTGCACAAATCACTGAAACCTATAAAATGAGTAAAGAGGAAGAAATAATAGTCCTTGCTTATGTAAAATATTTTGAGATAAACATAATGAAAATTAACAAGTTTATGCAAGATGGGTTAGATGGATTAGAGGGAGTAGAAGGAAAGGGAAATGAAAATAAAAAAACTGAATACAGCGGGTCAATGTTTGGATAAACAATTCGAAAACATCTGGTCTAAGAATGGAAAGACAAAGCAAAAGTTAATGGATAAATTAAGAACTCGCAAAATAGAGCAAACTTATGATAATTGCCGAGATTATTTTCTTGGCCGTTACGTGTGGATTGTGGACTCGAGAACTGGAAATGGAGAGCATATGAATATAAGAACAGAACAAAAAGCATTACGGAGACTAAACTATGGAACCACACGCACAATGGAGAACAAATATAGAAAGAAGAACAGAAAGCCTTACAAGTGATTGGTGGCCTTTTGTTGAAAATATAAAGGAAATATTAGATAAAATGGATGAAATGCATCACGAATTTAATATGCTTGAAAACAAAGTAGATGAAACTATGGGAATGGTTAAGGGCTTGTATAAGTCTTTACATAAAGTCGGTCTATTCGATAAAGAATTTAAACTTAATTGGAAGGCTGTCGAAAAAATTAATGAGGTCATAAATGACGAAAGAAATGAAGGAAGAGAAGAATCCACCGAAAACTGAGCAAGAGAAAAAAGAAAGATATATGTCTTTGTTTTATGATGCCTTAGAAGAGAACAAACTCTTAAAGGGCGGAAGAACACACAGATTAAGTATAGGCGGCGTATCACTAGAGATTGTTCCTAGTGCTAAACTATCACCCCGTCAAGTATTTAATATGTATGTTGAGTTTCTAAAAGAGCTAAAAGAGTTACACGGAGATAAACACTTATTTGCTGCAGTTCCGAAGGAAGGCGCAGAAAATCCGTTTGATGGACTGTTTGGTTAGATGCGCGGAGCAAGAGACGGTGTAACACTCGGCAAATGCCAATGGTGTAATCGTAAAATAGTAGAAGGAAATTTAGAATTATTTAGTGCGATGGCTAAAATAATCAATACTAAATGGTATTGTGGTGATTGTATATATTCAATCAAACCATTAGTCGATGAAATATCTGAAAGCTATAAAGCAATGGAAGATATTACTGAAGCTTTTGGAGAGCCAGTGAGACTCGACCCTAAGACGGGTCGTTTAGTAAGAACCTAAGTTTTATATACTTAGGTGATTAATGAAAATGGAGGTAATTATGCCACAACAGCAAAATAACAAATTAGATGAAATGGTTGGCCTGTTCCGTAATGAGAGCAAGAAAGGCGAGATTTATTACTCCGGAAAGACCAAAGATGGTAAAGACGTAGTAATGTTCCGAAACTCTTATTGGGAAGAGGGAAGCAACAAGCCTTATTTCAGACTATATAACAAGGAACCACTTAGCCAAGATTGAGCTTTAGTGATTGGATAAAGTCTGACAAAAGCGAGAGAGTCTGGTTAGAAGACTCAATGACCGCTTTAGGGCAGTTTGCGTTTGTTAACCCTTTACACAGAGTAAAACACTATGTGCAGAGCAAAAACAGAAGAGTAGACTGCTGGGCAGAAAGAACAGGTAAGTGCATATACTGTGAAAACGGTATAATGAAGGTAAATGATTATACTTATGGTATTTTCACCGAGAAAGGAGATAATACAATAAAGTATATGGGAAGTGTAAATTTATCTACTCATACACTTATACAGAATATATTTTCAGATTTGTTTGACAATAATATAAATCCTTGTGATTTAGTTTTTGAGATAACCAAAACAAAAATTACTAATCTGAATGGTAATAAAGTTTCGGGTTATGAAATCAAACGTAGTGATGAAGAAATGTTCGTGAAGGAAGTGTTTAGACCCTCTCCACTAAACGCTTTTCAGAATATAGTGAGAGATTTCAGGTGGGTTGTTCCAGAAGAATTGGTTGTTAAGTTAGTCGATTTAGATGGACACCCCATCAGTCTTATTGATTTATTTCTTAAAATAAAAGAGATAAGCAACATTGAAGATAATACAGCAAAAAAATATGCTATTAGACTATTAGAGAATGGAGTGGTTGACTTGAAAAAAGCTAAGGAGTTTAGAAAATGAATAATAATGAAAGAGCAATAGAAATGACACATCACTGTGTTAGAAATAATACTATACTAGAAGATATACACGCCGGTAAGTCATTACCTGACAAATATATGGAAGGTTATAGTAGGATTACTGACGAAGAGATGAAACAACTTATGCAAGAAATAATAAGTAATATTGAAACGTGTTTGGAGACACCTATTTTAGATATGATATTTGATACAGGAATCTTTAAAGCACCAAAGGAATGGACAGGAATTAGATGAGCCAATTTGAATTAACAGATTTAGTTAGATATTTTCATAACGTAAGAAATGAAAAAGGAGAGCACGTTCCTATCATAGGAGAAGATAAACTTGCTGTAACAGCTGCTTTATCTTACCTATTAGAAGATACGAATTTTATGATTAACGCTTATAGTGGGACTGGTAAAACTGTCATTATGAATGCTGTTTTTAATTTACTGAAGGATACTGGAATACCTTATGTAGTAATAGAGCAAATGTCTGAGACTGCTTTATGGTATGATATGGACAGAATTAATCAGTCTCGCTTTTTAGCAATACCAGAAGCACAAAAATGTCCAGAAGCTATTATTGAAATTTTAAAGACTTGGGCAGATGATAGAGAAGCAGTAAGAAAAAGAACTGACGTAACGATACAAGATGTTAGAGAACAAGTATTATTTCCTAAGTATGTTTTTGTATGTAAAGCTGTAGAAAATAAAAGAGGAGATGCATTTTTAGATGCTGAGTTAGAGAGACGTTATATGGTAACTCATACTAACCCAACAGTTAAACAAACCGAAGACGTTATAAAATATAAATTAGATACTTTTGCTAAACCTCACGAAGATTTAGTTACTATGGAAGATAAAGAAATAGATGCACTTAGAAAACATATTGCTGATTGTATAATAGAAAGAGATGACACTAGGGGTGTGAAAATAAGGAACCCTTGCGCTCCCTTTTTATATGATTTAATACCTACTTTATTTCCTATAGCTAGAAGTAAAGTTCATTATTATCTTAAATTAATTAATGCCGTTGCTAGATTTTATCCCGGCGAATTAGTAAGAGTTGAAAGAGATGGTGTTACCTACGGTTTGATAACTCCTAAACATAATTGGTTAGCTACTCAAATTTATATTGATACGTTTGTAACAGAATGTTTACAAATGCCATCACACGGAGTAGATATTTTAAAATTAATACCTGATACAGAAATTGATAAGTATGGGATGGTTACAAGCGAAGTAATTAAAATGTCTAAGAAAGAAATACAACAAGCTGCTAGACAAGCAGGGTTACCATTTGCACAGAAAAATATTAACCCTCTTTTAACATCATTAGTTATGTTAGGATTTTTAGAACAAGATGAGGAAGATAAAAAAATATCATACTTTAAATCTGCATTAGTTAGAGAACCTAGCACAAAGATAGATTGGTCTAATTTAATGAAAGGCACACAAGCATTAATGAAAGACACTTGGCCTGAAATTGCTGATGAATATAATAAGAATTATTGCACTGAAATAGAAGTAGAAGACCCATTTACGAGGGAAAAACAAGTGTTATCTGCTGGTAAAGAAAAAGAAAAGGTGATAGATGACAAAGTTGACTACGGAGGGTGGTATGCTTAAACCATATAAACCTAAAGGTGAAATGTATGGTGTTGTAAGAGACATTAGCGGTGGTTCAAGATTAAGAGTGTTTTGTGAAGATGAAAGAAACAGAATGGTTAGAATACCCGGCAAACTAAAGAAAAAGATGTGGGTAAGAGTTGGAGACACAGTTGTTATTAAAAAATGGCCTATCCAAGAGAATGAAAAAGCTGATTTAGTTTACAGATACACAAAAACACAAAAGGAAAGATTAATAAGAGATGGAAATATACCAGAGGTGTTACAAATATGAGTAATAGACAAGCGTTAAACAGAGAACAATGGTTAGATTTATTGAGAAGTTGCTCAATGCATCACAGAAAACAAGCGGAAGAAACTGCACCAACAATAATAGGACAGCAACCAACAGAAGAGCATATAATGCACAAAGTTTGGTCTATGTCTATAGATGAAGCAGTTGAGTTAATAGCTATTTTACCGACTACTGATGAAGAAGAGTCTGATGGCGATTTACCACAACATAGGAAGGGACCAATAGGATGAAAATACCATTAATTGCTATGAGTAGTAATTATACTGTCAATAGAATGACAGGTGAACAACAGATAATAGTCTGGACTAATGGTGAGAAAAGAATAATTAAATCTCCCAGAGAGCATTATTATTACGTTCCTAACGAAGAAGGTAATGAATATAAAGTATTAGGAAGTAAAAACAGGAAATTTAAAAGACATCAGGTAAACAATGCACAAGAATTACACCCTGATAATATACCACCTTATGCTAAATTAGACGGGGTTACTAACAATGAGATAGAAAGAATTTGTATAGAGCACCCTGATTTTTTTAATCAATACCCTCATAAAAACTTAAAGAGTTTGGGATTTGATTTAGAAGTTACTTCAGCAGACGGTTCTTTTCCTTTAGGTGAGAAGCACCCTATAGTAGCTATAGGATATGTTACTAGTGACGGTCATCGTGAATCTTTATTATGGGATGGAGAAACTGATAAAGATATTATCGAGACCTTTGCTGATTTTATTAATGATTATGACCCTGATGTAATATATGGGTATAATTTGATAGGTTACGACATACCTCAATTATTTGCTCGTGCTAAAAGGCACGGTATTAATCTTAAACCAAAACTAAACCGAGAAAATAACGCTTCATTTGGTTGGGAAACTGATTTTTCTTATCATAAAAAGACACGAATCCAAACGTGGGGTCGTGTAATTATTGATGTATATAATTTTACAAGTAGAGATTATGCTCTTGCTGGTATAAGAAAGAGATTAAAAGATGTAGCTAGGTTCTACGGACACGACCCTATAGAATTAGATTTTAGTGAGAAAGACATTTTAGATTATGATATAGACACAGTAAATGAATATGTTTTGAGTGATTGTGATATTACTAAATGGTTATTTAATCATTATTTTGTACAACATCAATATATTGCTGAAACTCTAGGAGTTCCTTTGGAATTATACATTAATTCAGCAGATTCATTTATAACTAAAATATTACAAGGTAGAGATTTATACAAGAAAAAGATACTAACTATAGATAAAAATATAGATAGATACCCTGAGACTAAAAGTTTTCAAGCAGCACATATTGAATTATATATGCCGGGATTTCACAAAGAAAACTATAAAGTCGATTTTGCTTCTATGTATCCTAGTATAGCAATGACATTAAATTTAGGACCAGATACTACAAAAATTATAGAATATCAAGATTATGACATTTCTAAATTTAGTTGTAAGTTTAAAAATAATTGTATGTATCTTACTATACCTGACAATGTTATAAATAAGAATGTTATAATTGAAGTAGACCAATCGTTTAAATCCGGACTTTATACTATGTGTAAAAACTTTAATCGTATGAGAGAACCATTTAAGAAAATTAAAACACACGAAGCTAAAAGTAAATCTAATGGTCTTAAGATAATGGTGAATACATTCTATGGCGCAAATACAAATCCATATATGACTTACGGAGATATATCTGTAGGAGTTGCTATCACAGGCGTTGCTCGATGGTTAATAATGGGAGCTAAAAAATTAATAGAAATGAAATATGGTGAGAATTCAGTTGTATACATTCACACAGATGGTATTAATACAAACAAAGATATTGACGTTGATTGGGTTAATAAAGAATTACAAAAGGGTGTTGAAAGTTTTTTTACTGGAAGTGAACCAGAATGGGTCAAAGTAGATAAAGACGTTTTTAAAGAAGGAGTTTGGCTACAGATAGGTAATTACGTTTTAAGAAATGAAGACGGCAGTTTAACAAAACACGGCTCAACATTTAAAGCAAAGACTCGTTCTCAATTTTATTTAAAAGTTTTAAAGAAGATTACTCTTGCTAGATTAGATAATATTGTTAATGCAGAATTTGTTGAGGACTTATATGATTTTGATAATTATGTTCTAGAAGATTTTTTACAAACACGTTCTATGAATAGAAATATAGGAGATTATGTTGGTGAAAATGAATTAGTTGTTCAATTAGCAAAGCAAGGAGAAGAACTTGGTATGCGAACTGGACCCGGAACTACATTTTATTATTATAAAGCAAAAGATAAATATTTATTAGAAGAAAGTGTAGAATCTTTAAACCAAATAGATATAAAGTATCATTGGGATATTATTAATAACCTACTAAAGAAATTTGGGTTAGAAACTTGGATAAGAAAAAAACCCAGCATTACTGTAGTAGATAGAAATCAACAAAGTTTATTGGAGTTTGTATGAAGGAAGTAAAAGCAATACCTGTATGCCCTGATTGTAATTGCGTGATGTTTAAAAAAATATATCAATCAGATATACCAATGGAAGGATGGTCTTGCCCCGAATGCTTTATAACGAGGTGGGAACAATGAAGAGTATAAAGGATATTTGGAACTACCCTGTAAGAATGAATGAAGCAATGTGGTATATTCTTATATCTTTTTTTATGATGATATGGATGTGGATGTTTATATGGGCGTGATACTATGGCAAAAGTAAATGTAAAAAAGGACTACGATTGGGGACTAAAAAAAGAGAAGCAAGTGATAGACCATATTGGTGAAGCTTTAGGAAAAGGATTTGAAAAACTAGGCAAATTCGACCATTTTGATTATCTTGGATATAGAAATGGAAAACAATGTTATGTAGAAATAAAATCTAGAAGGATATCAAAAGATGCTTATGAAGAAACTATAGTTCCAGCCTCTAAAGTAGGTAAAGCGATAGAATTAATCGGTATGGGTCATAAAGTATTTTTTGTGATTTCTTTTACTAATGGTATAAGTTATTTAGATATGGCTAATGCTGATTTTAAACTAGGATATAATGCAAGAACTGATAGAGGAGCGTTGGAATTAAACCACTATGCTTTTATTCCGCTGCATCAATTTAAAACAGCAGAACCTTTAAATATAATGGATTAGTATATTAATAAGTATACCGAGGTGGTATAAAAATGGAAAATGAAAATGATAAAAAATTAGCATCCTTTCTTAAAGACGCAGAAGTAAAAGTTGTGTGGCGAGAAGAGGACAAAACAAAGGTCGGACGTGGACGTATAGTGAATGACGATGAGAATTTTATTTACCTTACAGGTGAAAAGGGAACAGTCATAGTGAGTAAAAGCGACGTAATCGCAATAAAGCAGTGAGAGTAAAATAATGAAGATAATGCCAATTAGTGATTCGCCTTGGGCTCCTACAGGATTCGGGACGAATACAAGAAATATAGCGTCAATTTTTGCAGAAGAAGGTCATACAATAGGTTATGCTGGGTGTCAAAACGCAGAGCACAATCCTACTTGGGAAACACCGTGGCCTTTAGGTCAGGAAGAAAAAAAGGTATCTTTTGAGATATTACCTTTGATGTTTCCGGGTCAAGAAAAGTTTGGAGAAAAGTCTTTTCCTAAATGGATGGAAGGTTTCCAACCAGAATTAGTATTTACACACCTCGATATTCAAATGTTTGATTATGTTACTAAAGGTAAAGTAATAACTGGAGTTAACATTCCTTTTGAAAACCAAGACGGTGGAGCAATAAACAGAGCAGAATTTATTAAAATAGCTAGAAAAGCATTTAAAACAGCTAACAAAGATAGATTTAAACTTGCCTCTATTATTCCAATTGATGGGCAACCTTCTATACCAGCGTGGATAGAAACAATTAAACACGTTGATTATCCTATAGCAATGTCTTATTATGGTCAAACTGTAATGAGAGAAGATTTTAATGGATATGATTCTACTGTTATTTCCCACGGTGTAGATACAGATTTCTTTAAACCAGTAGATATGCCTAAACCAAATGGTGCGTTTGTTGTGGGGTGTGTGGCACGAAATCAACACCGTAAAAACATACCACGTTTAATGAGGTCATTTAAAATATTTGTAGAAGAAAATAACATTTCACCTGATGATGCAAAACTATTGTTGCATATGGATTGGACTGACCATATGGGATGGAATATACAATATATGGCAAGTGAGCACGTATATGATATTGCTGATTATCTAATACCACCTACGATGGGTAATTTAGAAAAGGGCGAACACCCTGATGACCAAGGGATGGTTGACATTTACAATATGATGGATGTTCACGGTTTGCCAACTGGTGGTGAAGGATTTGGTATTCCTACCGTAGAAGCAATGGCTTGTGGTGTTCCTAATGTAATATGTAACTACACGACTAGTTATGAATTAGTGGGAGCAGACAAACCAGAATGTCCAACAGAAATGCTTATGCCTCACGGTTGGGATGGTGATGATAATTTAATTGAAACTGATAGAGGTTTCCTAGTACCGTATAAAGATATAATGTGGGATACTCCTATTAGAGCAGCACCAAGACGTGCTATGTGGGATGAACGAGCAGCAGCAAAAGCTTTTGAGTACTATTATAACAACCGTGATGTATGTAAAGAACACGGAAAGAATGCAAGAAAATATGCAGTTAAACATTATGACTGGATGAAAGCAATAGGACCGAAATGGAAGAAGTGGTTGAAAACAGTGAGAGTATGAAAACATATATATTCTATCATTGTACCACAATAGGTGATTATCACCAAAGGTTCTTAAAAACATATTTTAAGGCAAAATTATCAGGACTTGTAGATAGATGCACTCGATTTTTTGTTTGCATAAATGGTACTGAATCAGTTCAAAATAATTTATTTGAAATAGATAGTAAAGTAAAAACTATTGTTGTTTCAGAAGAAAAATATCCTAATGAATCTATTACTATAAATACAATAAAAAGATTCTGCGATGATTTAGAAGATAGAGCAAATATATTATATATACATAATAAAGGAGTAACAAAGCCAAATGTACTCAACGTTCAAGAATGGGTAGATTATATGGAATATTTTGTTATAGAACAATGGGAAGATTGTTTAATGAAATTAAGAATGAATAGTAAATTATGTGTAGGAACTGAAGCAAAACACGGATTTGGTGGTGACCAATGGCATTATTCAGGTGGTTTTTGGTGGGCACAATCAGAACATATAAAGACATTACCTTTATGTAGCAGTGGTTACTTTGATGCTGAACAGTGGGTATTGAAACCTCTAGATAAAAATGATTTCCATAGTTATATGGAATTGAATAAAGAACAAATGGGGTTTTATAACCATAAAATATCAAGGAAGGATTATGAAAATGTGGTTGAGTGAATATGAAAGTCCGAATCATCTAGATGTAATGTTTTTCATTATATTCTTTTACCCTCTAGCTGTAGAATATTTAAAATGGAGATTGGGAATATGAATTTTGTGTTTGGATTAGAAGATGTAATATGCACACCTCACGCTGATTTTAATGCGTGTAGACCTATAGCTAATGTAACTCCGTTTATGCAATGGTTAAAGAAAAAGGGACATCACATTACAATATGGACAAAAAGATTAAACGATTTAGAATCTAAATTAAAAACTGAACAATGGTTACAGGCTCATCAAATACCTTACGATAGATTAATATTTGATAGACCTAGAAAAGCTATTTTTGTAGATGAAACACCTTGTAATGCTAAATATTATACACATAGTGAAGATACTTATGTTGTTGCTGAATTATTTGAGGAATGGAAGTTAGATTTAGATGTTAGGTAAAAACGGACCGTTAATGAAAGTGAAATGGCTAGATGCTGTAAATGAAAGAGGAATGAAAAAGATAAATGTAGAAGACCCAAGTGAACATTTGTGCTATTGTGAAACAATAGGAGAAGTGGTTGCACAAGATGAAAGAGCTATAATAATTACATATCATTATACTGATTTTGATGGCGTAGATTTTATATGCATCCCTACTTCTTGGGTTGTTGAAATGGAGGAATTGACTTGTTTAGAGAATTCGGAATCCCAGCAAGGGTAAGAAAGTGTTATTCGACTGAAGATATATTAACATCCCTTGATGAATTTAATGGTAAAAGAAATTGTTACATTAGTGTATATGCGTTTTCTGAAATGGAAGGTAAGAAAACAAATTACGAAAGTGCCATTATCAATACTGTGTGGTTTGATTTTGACCATAATAAAGACGTTAGTAAATGTTTAAAAGATGTAAGAAAGTTATATAATCGTTTTTGTAAACCACGGAATTTATTACCACGTATATATTATACAGGTGGTAGAGGATTTCAAGTAAATATAGATTTTCCTTATCCAATTGATTTACCAGTTAGTATAAAAAGACAAGCTATTAAAGATTTTTTATTCCATCTAAAAAAGAAATATACCTTAACTACTTTAGATGAACACTGTATAGGAAATAGTGTATCTTGTTTACGTAGAATGCCTAATAGTGAATATTTAGATAAGAAAACCTTTGAACCAACTGGTAGAAGATGTATTCAAATAAGTGTTAAAGATTTACTAGAAAGGGATATGGATGACATTATGGAATTATCTACAGGTGATTATAAATGCAAAAGACCTGAAAGAAAAGATAATAAGACTATAATAAAAGAATTATTATTTTTTGTATGTGACAATCTAGGAATTACTCACACACCTACTAATAGTGAAGATTATTTAATTAATGAAATAAATAAATCAAAAGGGTTTCAACCATCAATACAATATGTCGCTAATAACTTTAGATTACACCCTAGAAAATGTGTAATGGATATGATAAATAAAGCAATTGATGATAACAAATCATCACATACGCAGAACAATATTATTGCGACTGAATTATTAAACTGTGGATGGAAAGCAGATGACATAGGGTTTATATTTAAATGTATATATAACGAGCCTGCCGGAGACTGGGGTTGGTATACTGACGATAACAAAGCAGGAATGCATATTAAGAACCTTTCAGCGAAAGGTATAAATAGGTATTCAAAGGATAGATTACTAGAGTTAAATGTATGTAAGAACAAGATTTGTTCTTGCGGAGGTAAATAATGACAAAAGTAGAGAAAAAAGTAAAAGACATCGAAGCTTGGATAGCAGATTTTGAGGAATCTAGCAATGAAAAATTAGTATTTAGTAATATTAATTTCTTAGTGAATCAATTAAAAAATATGGGTGACAGACTACAAGCTGTAGAACAATCACACATACAACTAGAACAAGCATTACAACAAAATGCAAAAACCGTTCAAGATTTTATTGGCGACAATGAACTCGAAAAAAAGTGGAATAAATATTTAGAAGATTTGCAAGAGGACGCTAACGATGCCACTGAAGAAGGGAAAGAGCAAGAAGACAATTAGTAAAAATATCCGAAAACTTAGAAAAGAAGGATATAAACCTAAACAAGCAGCAGCAATTGCGTATAATACTGCTGGGAAGAAAAAGCGCAAAACACCAAAAAGGAAACGATAAATATGGTAAATACAACTGATTACAAGGTGACAAGATACGAATGGTATCCTTCTGAAGAGCCTACCGGTATATGCGTAGGTTTTACAGCAACTTGTTCTCCTAATGGAAGAGCACAATACTGGGATACTGTAGTTGCTAGTGGAGCAACTGACGGAAAAACACAAGATGAAATTGTAGGTTTAGCTTGGGATGCTTTATCTGGAACTTGCGTTCCTTGGGGCGAAGCAAACGAATCAAAATCATCATTAATAGGAACAACCTATAAGACAATAACCGGAAGTGCATAATGGCTAAAGATGATAAAAAAGAAAAATCTGTAGAAGAAAAAATTGAAGAAGTAGTGGAGGAAGTGAAAGAAGAAGGTGTAGATGTAGAAGTTACAAAAGAATCTACTGTTAAAAACGCCTCCTCTAACGCTTACGAATAAATGGTTGCAAGTCCTGAAGAAGGAGCTGGCATAGTCAAAGCAATGCTTAGATACGTAGATGTAGATATGGCATTAGCAATAGTGGAAGATGTCTGGGAAGAAGTTGGAAAAGAAAGTAGTAATGAATCATTAAGAGATAGTATCTTACTATTAAAAGATTATTTAGAGGGACAATGGGAATACTCACTACCAATTCAAAGCGATACCCAGTTTCAGGACAGCGGGTCGTAGTTGATTATAAATGAACATAGCCTTAATATCATTCGATAGAGCAGACTACATTGAGTCAGTTCTTAAATCATTAAAGCAACAAACATTTCAAGATTTTAAATTATATTGGTTTAATGACGGGTTAGTTAATAAATATTCTTGGAGAAGAGCAGCTGATTTAGTTAACGTTACTAAATGTTGTGACTTAGCAAAGGAATATTTTCCTGACTGTGAAATATTTCTAAGTGATGCTAATATTGGTATCGCAGAAAATTGGAGACGAGCAGAAGTTCATATGTTCTATGATTTAGGATTGGACGAATGTGTTTTTATGGAAGATGACTTAGAATTAACGTCTCCTTATTATTTAGAAACATTAAACAATATGTTTGATGCATTTAGAGATGACGAAGAAATAGGTATGTTTAGTGCATTTGGAGAGACTACCAGCGTTAAAACTCCCGGTGTTATGAAGAATATGGGGCACTTATGGGCCTTTGGAACTACAAAAAAGGCTTGGGAAAAAAGACAAGAGGTGTTTTATGATGAATATTATAACTTTGTTAAAGGCACAGATTTTGTATATAGAGACCGTGATGGAATCAGAAAACTATATGAAAAGTATGGTGGTAAATGGGAAATAGCAGATAGCCAAGACGGTGCTATATGTTTAGCAAGTATGTTAGCAGACCAAATTCATATTAGTACTGAAGTTAATTTAGCTACATATATAGGGGAAGTTGGAATGCATTTCAATACACAGACCTATAATCATATGGGTTTCAATAGAACACCTTTATATAACGAGGGTGCCATTAAGGAATTTACAGTTGATAAAGAAAATATAAAAAAGATACAACGGAAGGAATTTTTAAAATGAGAACAGTCTTAATTACAGGTATTGGAGGTTTAATGGGCGCTCGTATGGCTCATTGGATTTTAGAAAATACTAATCATAGAGTTGTTGGTATAGATGATTTATCTGGAGGATATAAATCTAATATTCCTAAAAAGGCCAAATTTTACCACTTTGATTTATCCACCAATGCAATAGTATCTGGTGAAAAGGGCAATAATAGATATGGTGATTATGGGTTAGAGTGGATTTTTGAACAAGAAAAACCAGATTTTGTATATCATTTTGCAGCTTATGCTGCCGAATGTCTAAGTCCTTTTATTAGAAGGTATAATTACAGCAATAACTTACTATCTACAGCAAATGTCATAAATGAATGTATAAGGCACGATGTTAAAAGACTAGTTTTTACATCTTCAATGGCAGTATATGGAGAAGCTAATGACCCTCCATTCGATGAGTCTTATGAAAGGGCACCTAAAGACCCTTATGGTGTAGCTAAAGCAGGTTGTGAACTCGATATTGAAATTGCGGGAGTACAACACGGATTAGATTGGTGTATTATTAGACCCCATAACGTTTATGGTATTAAACAAAATATATGGGATAAATATAGGAATGTTTTAGGTATATGGATGTATCAATTTTTAAACGATAAACCATTATTAATATATGGAGATGGAAATCAAAAAAGAGCTTTTAGTTACATTGATGATTGTTTGTTTCCTATGTGGAAGGCAGCAATTAAACCTGAAGCCAGCAAACAGATAATTAATTTAGGTGGAACACAAGAAGTAAGTATAAATGAAGCTTGTGAAACTTTAACAAAGGTATTTGATAATGATACGAGTGGTTATGCAGATAAACCAGTTAGAATAAAACATATGGAACCTCGACACGAAGTTAGACGTGCTTGGTCTACTTATCAAAAATCTGTAGATATATTAGATTATTCAGATAATACGAGTTTAGAAAAGGGATTAACTCAAATGTGGAATTGGGCAAAGACTCAACCAATGAAAAAAAGGAAGAAAATGAAATATGAAATCGATAAAGAATTGTACTCTTATTGGAATTGAAGGTGTAGAGAAAAGATTACCGCAGTTCCTTAAGGCTGCTAATATCTGTCAACATTATATGAAATTTACAAATGTAAAACTATTATCTCCTTTTAAAATAGATAGTCCAAATTGGGTTCGTATAAAGAAGTTACCAGATAGAGATGCTTATTGTAAATTCGTAATAAAAGATTTACACAGATATATAGATACTAAGTATTTTTTATTATTTCAAAATGATGGTTGGATTTTAAACCCTGATGCGTGGGAAGACGACTTTTTAAATTATGATTATATAGGAGCAGCGTGGGGATGGGATGAATACCCGTGCGGTAATGGAGGTTTTACTTTTAGAAGTAAAGCATTAATGGAAGAATGTAGTAGGGTGATTATTAATCAATATGAACCAGAGGATTTAGTTATTTGTACTAAATATAAACCTCACTTAGAGTCAAAAGGATTTAAGTTTGCACCTAGAGAGGTAGCAGAAAAATTCGCTTTAGAAAAGAACTTCAAGTATGAAGACAAATGGAATGGACAGTTTGGATTTCACGATATAGAAAAAACTGACATAAGTGGATGGAAACCACCTAAACCTGAATATGCCCTTGATTGGGACCAATTTGCTATGCAAATGAGAGGTAAAAATTTAAGATTTAGAGAATACCCACCTACCATAGAAGCAAGTGTTTTGAAACTTTCAAAAGACGAGCGGGACAAACTTTAATTACTTTGACGTCAGTAAGAAATAAGTGATAAAATGTTTAAAAATGAAGTAGCAGAATTTATATATAAGAGAACATATTCTCGGTGGATAGAAGAAGAAGGTCGTCGTGAAGAGTGGCCTGAGACTATAGAAAGATTGATTGATTTTCTAATTTCAAAAAAGGGTAAAAAAATACCAGAAAAAACAATAAGAAAAATAAGAAAATATATGACCGAGTTTGCAGTAATGCCTTCTATGAGGATGTTGTGGGCAGCTGGTCCAGCAGCTGAAAAAGATAATACTGTTATTTACAATTGTTCTTTTGCTAAACTTAATTGTGTAGAAGCTTTTGCAGAATGTTTACATATATTAATGTGTGGCACTGGATTTGGATTTTCTGTAGAAAAAGAAGAAACTGAAAAATTACCTTCAATCCCTGAAATTAAATCAGGTAAAGATAAAGCTAGAATCATTATAGAAGATTCTAGAGAAGGGTGGGCAGATTCAGTAAAAACATTAATGACTAGTTTATATGAAGGACAGAATTTATATTTTGATTATTCTCTATTAAGACCGGAGGGGGCTCGTCTGGGGACTATGGGTGGTAGGTCATCCGGTCCTCAGCCGTTAATTAAACTGCACGATTTTATACGTGAAACTATGCATAATGCACAGGGTAGAAAACTAACTACTCTAGAATGTCACGATATAGCAAATCAAATAGCAGAAATAGTAGTTGCGGGGGGAGTGAGACGTAGTTCACAAATATCATTATCAGATTTAGATGATGAAGAAATGCGTCACGCAAAAGATTGGCCTTTCCCTATTAGAAGAGCTATGGCAAATAATTCTGCTATATATAGAAACAAACCTTCTGCTGCAGATTTCTTAGTAGAATGGGGTGTATTAGCAAAATCGGGCAGCGGTGAACGTGGGATATTTAATTTATTATCTGCCCAAAATAAAGCACCAAGTCGTAGATATGCACCACTTATTCAAGGAACTAACCCTTGCGGCGAAATAATGTTACGTGATATGGAATTTTGTAACCTATCTGAAGTTGTAGTTAGGGAAGATGATGACTTAGATACACTTTTAGACAAAGTAGAAACAGCTACTTGGTTAGGTGTTTTACAATCAACTTTCACTGACTTCCCATATCTTAGAAAAGAGTGGAAAAAGAATTGTGGCGTAGAACGTCTTTTAGGCGTTAGTTTAACTGGACAGATGGATAGACCCTCCCTAATGAACTCGGAGGTCTTAAAAGCCCTTAAATCGCGTGTTATACGCATTTCTCGTAAAGCATCGACAGCATTGGGTGTCAATATGCCTGTAGCGACCACTTGTGTTAAGCCTTCAGGCACAGTATCACAGTTAGTAGATTCAGCTAGTGGATGTCATCCTAGATACTCTCAATATTATATTAGAAGATATAGGATATCTGCAACTGACCCACTATTCACAATGTTAAAAGACCAAGGTGTGCCTTGCCATCCAGAAAACGGTCAAGATGAAGAAACAGCAACAACGTGGGTATTAGAATTCCCAGTAAAAGCCCCTGAAGGGTGTCTTACTAGAAAGGATGTAACTGCGATGGACCAATTAAGTCATTATAAAAATTTACAACTTAACTGGTGTGAACATAATGCAAGTATGACTGTGTATGTAAGAGAGGATGAATGGTTTGAAGTAGGCAATTGGGTATACAAAAACTGGGATATTATTAATGGAGTATCATTTTTACCATACGATGGAGGGCATTACGAATTAGCCCCTTATGAAGAAATAGACCATTATACCTACGAAAGTCTTATAAAGAAATTCCCCAATATTAATTATAGCAAGCTTTCGCAATATGAATTAGAGGACGAAACTCAAGGTTCACGAGAGTATGCTTGTACAGGTGATAAATGTGACATTTGATAAAGATGTAACCGGATATGGACGCAAAATGGGAAGAAACGGTGGAGGTAACGGGATTAATATGGAAGACCCACACGCTTACACTGATGCTGAGATAGACCAAGACCTTCTCGATGATTATGGTGTCACTATGTACAAATATGGTACTTATACACCGGGTGTAGGAATAAGATACAGAACAGAAAACCCTGATAATACAGAAGCTCACGGCTCATCTTTCAAACCTAGAAAGACTGGACAAGGCTTACCGTGGGACCTTTAAGAAATTATTACGGACAAACTTGCCCTCGTTGTAAGAAAAGAGCCTTTGCTCACACCTACGATGGTAGAGTTTATTGTTGTTTTTGTAATAACCCTTACGATACTAAAAATTGAGCCAATATAGGCGGAGATTTATTTACTGTTAGAGTTAACTTAAATTTACCTGCACTAAAATCTATTTTCTTACCTATAACTCTAAAATTACCAGAAATATCAGTGTCATCACTTATTATTTCAATAACATCACCTTCATTTAGATACACACCGTCATCACTTGATATTTGATATTCATATTGATTTTTTAAATTTTCATCAAATACTTTACGAGCAAAATCCATACATTCAGCTCTACTTTCTAATAATTGATTTTCAACATTAAGAAAGTTTTCACCATAAGCTTCTGCTGCCGAAGAATGTCTATAAGTCGCTCGACATTTATTACCTTCAACAGTAATAGTTGTAGGTATTTTTCTATTATTAATTTTAAATGATATCAAATTATCGTAACTATATGTTTTAACAGGAATAGTATTGTCTAAATCTGCCATTACCTCAAATTTCAATTGTGTTTTTGTGCCATCATCAAACACACGCATATAATTTTCCCTTGTTAAATCCGAACTTGTGTTAGCAACTTCTTTTAAAATTGTTTTTATTACATTTAATATAACAATTGAACCCCTTAATGGTTTTACTTGCACGACAGGGTCTGTATCTCCAATATAATCTGTTCCTATTACGTCTGATAAATTAGCTAAAGATATCAGTTTAGTTATAGTACCACCCGGACTTAAACCATCTACATTTTTTAAAGTATCTAAGGTAACCGTAGCTTTTTGATGACCAGTAAGAAAACCAAATCCATCTACAGCAGTAAAAGCCATCCCTATATTATCTACTATCTTATTATCAATAATTCTTCCTCTAAAAATAGGAGACGAATCTCTAGAATTAATAAAAACTGTAACTTCTTTATTCCAAAATTTACGAAAAGAAATACCTTGCCCCGGTATAGTAAATTTTAATTCACTAGCCGTATTAAATCCTCTACTATGTAAAGTTCCATCAAGAAATTCTACTGATTTTCCTTCAATATGAATTTCAGGAGTATGTATTGGCATTAGCAATCCCTCCCAATGGTGTTATTTCAGACATTAAATTACCAACACTATCGAGTAAACATATCTCTTCTACAACCATTGTAAAGGTATAAGGTTTAGATGCCCTATTTCCACCAACTTGATGAGTTTCTGAAACACCCTCAACAAATCCGAAGAACCTAACATAAGTTCCATCCTTTTGTTTTTCATCCCACATTACTCTAACAGCCTCAGCTTCTAACCTTCTTAATTTGTGTAACGTATTATAAGATTTATAATTTTCACTGTAACTAAATGTTGTTTCATCACCCATTGCAGTGCCTCCAAAAGATAAAGTTTGAATAGGAGTACCCGTTCTGATAATTGTAACCTTTCCATTTTTAGATATAGCAGAATAATAAGTTCCTGCATATGCAACACTTACATTACTAGTAATTTCCATAAAACTTAAATCAAAAGCAGTGTTATCACGTTGCACAATAATTTGAGAATTAGCATTATTATACGGTAATACATCCCACATTTCTACACCCGGAGTAGTTCCATCCTCAAAATGACCGCCTGATAATACTACTTTTAGAGGATAAACATCTACAAAATCACTTTGTATAGTATTTCTATTAGAATTACCAGACCACATATAAGTATGAGGATAATTACCAGAAGATGCACTTGCCCAAGGAACATCACCCCTTATAGGCGGCCCACTATTCACTTTTATTGTACCATCAAAAACCTCATAAGCATTAATTCTACGCATATGCCCATTTAATGCAGTTCCAGAAGTATAACTAATAGGATGTGTCTGACCACTTACTAAGAAAATATTATTTGTGGCAGTGTTAGCAGAAGCAACCCAATACATAAGACCATCATTAGCCCCACCCGTTACTTCATAAGTATACCTAAATTGACCAATATCGTTACTAGTAAAATCACTAAGACCTGAAGAACTGACTATGATACAATCAAAATGTCCAGAACTATCTGTGTAAGTAGATGCATAGTCACCTGTTATTATTTTAGAATAAGTATTAGTTGGTTCTGTAACTGGTGTACTACTTCTATTAAATATACCACCAGTTAGTCCTGAAATAGAAACTTTAGACCAATCATCAGGCATATCAAACTCTATTGAACCGGGTTTTGCCATAGAATCATTATATTCTATAAATTTAGCATTACTAGCATCCCTTATTTCGCGAGTTACCTTTGTTGTATCAGTAAATTCTAAAGGAACCCATTTAGCCCATTGTGTAAAGTTTATAGAACCTCCATCAGGTGCTTCATCATACAATGACCCTGTTTTTAAGTAATAAACACCCGCAACAGTCGTTCCTGTAACAGTAGTAAGTCCAGATACACCTATCTTATTATTTAAATCTCTTGCATATGGACTTGTATTGAAAAATATTTTATTTACTTTTTTACTATCAGCAATCAAAAAGTAATTAGAAGCATCTCTTGGGGCATCATTTGTATCTGAAAAGTTTTGTGTATTCCAACCACTTACTGGTATTTTTTCAGTTCTTTCATTCTTATAAGTGTTATTACCGACGTTTTGAGTACCGCCCCAAGGTTCATAGGAATCTAAAAATTGTGATTGACCACCAGCTGCAGTAGCACTTGTAGATACAGTAGGACATATTCTATAAAAGAAATCAAAAGTATCTAACGAACTACCATAACCACCAGATGAAGAAACATTAACTCGTACTAAATGATTCTGGTCAAAAAATTGATTCCAGTCATTTATAGGAAATTGATTTGATATTATTTTGTCAGTAGACGAAGTATATAAAAATTTATTACCAGAAGCAAAAGGTTCTTTATCGGCATCTTGTTGTAATCCATCATTTCTAGCCATATAAGTATAAGATAAATCTATAGTATTATCTCCTGTTCGTGTTTTATCATCTAACACTCCAGCTGTAGTCATTTGCCACCTATTACCTGATACTTGGAAAAATCCTTTACCATTATCATAATAATATTTACTAATAGATTTATTAGAAGCCTTAGCTCTACTTTGTGTAAAATCCAATTTAACCTTTCTATCTTCTTCTTTCTTTATTGGGTCACCATTACTGACATAAGTAATAGGATACCAATAATTATCTTCATCAGATTTGGCAATTAAAAAAGTCTTAATTTTATTAAAATCATTTACATCAGATTGTGTATCACTAACTAACTTGGCATTCTTTTGTTTAACTTCTAAAACACGAGCAACCTGCCCACTAACAGATAATTTTACAGCAGTTCCGGTCACACTAGTTTCTGTCTCATTAACAAAATAATTTACACCATAATCAGCATCAGTCGTTGTTGCTGCTGTAGCGTCTGGGTTTTGTAAAAAAGAAGAAACAGCTTCTAAATATTTAACTATTAGAGTAACACCCGTACCACCTGCGGTATTTCCCGATTCTAATATAGGTGGCCGATATAAATATACATCTTTTGGTCCTTCTTCAAAAATATCATTATCTATACCACTTTTAACTATCTTATTATCTACACGCATTATATTAGTGGGTGCACCATCATTTACAGTAACAGGGTTAATATTCGTAACTTGTTCTTTAGGTTTAGGAATTGTCGCTGAAGATGCCATATTATTATCATAAAAGAATTTAGATAAAAAACCACTACTATTTACAGTTCTTATTACTGGAAAATAAGTTCCAGCCTTTGTGTAAATGTGTGTCAAAGTAATAGTTTTATCATCTGTTTTTAATCTTTCCCAGTGATAAATAGCATTATCTAAAGAATTATCCTCTCCATCACCCCAATCAACGTAAACCCAAGATACATCATCATCATTAAATGTAAACGTTGCGGTTGTTTCAGTACCAACCGTCACTGTACTCGGACTCCAACTTACAAATACCATATTAACCTCCTGTCACCTTCCACGCTGCTATGTTAGATGTGCCCACTAAATTAGGGTTTCCACCCCTTATATTATGATAATCATAGGCAAACATCCTTGCATTATAATTATAAGAAACACCATTATTTAAATCAGGTAAATGTGATGTTGAAATACGACAACTCTTTGCATTAGGAGCCATATATGCCATTTTAGTATGGAATGTACATTCTTCAATAAAACCACCATAATTACTACTAGCAGGAGTGCCACCAAAATAAACAGCACCTGACGTAGTCATAGAAGCAGTATAATCCGCAGTGTCTTCTAATTTACTATTAACATATAATTTAAGATTATTAGCTTCTAAATTTTTATTATAAGTAAGAACTACAGATAATGGTTCTTGTGAGTCACAAGCATAATATGTAGAACTTGAGACTGTAACAGCTCTATTATTAAGTTGAGCCAAAACTGCCTTTGTATCTTCATTAATATATATTCTCATTGCTTCACCACTGGCTCCAGAAACACAAACAGCAGTCATATCACTTGAACCTGTTAATTGAGGAACTAAATGTACTACCGCTGTCATTTCATCTGTATCAGCTATAGTAACTTCTGTTGAACTACTTATAGTCAATGAACCATCAAAATAACTACCATAACCTTGGAAACCTGTTAATTTCGGAACATTAGTACCAGCTAAATTAACCCAAGATGATGAATCTGAATAATCTGTTTTATATTTCACAGTCGTTGTATTACCACTTAAAGGTGCCCAAAAAGCTAAACTATGATATTTATTAGTTATATATTTGTTATCTACCCAAATTAATCTATACCAAATATCTTTATCTTTTTCTTCCCAAGTAAATAATACATCTGTTGAAGCTTGATTTTCTGAAGCTATATCCATTCTAACGTTATCATTTAAGAAATTTTGAACCGGATTAACTTCAAAATCAGTAATGACAGGCACATTATCTTTAATTCCATATACTAACTTAGCTCCATTAGCCGTGTTATCACCCGTTCTAATATTAACACTGTATTCAGCAAGATTTGTATCATAATCTGGGAAAGATGGTTTTACAATAAAATTAAAAACGTCTCCTTGTTTTGGGTTTACAGTTAAAGCATAGTTCGATAAATCAAAATAATTATGTCCTGCTCGTAACCAATCTCTTCTTATATAACCTAAATTATTAGGATTTTTAGTTCTATCCTCCGGTTTACCAAAACCATAATCATTACTTAAATCAACAATAGTAGTTCCATCACTATTATCAAAATCAATTAAATGTCTATTAGCATAAATACCATCATTAAATAGGTATTCATTCCAAGTAGTCCCTAAAGTAGAACCAGAATTAGAGGTAGGCAATACAGATTTATATGTTCTACCTTGTAAAAACGTAGTTGTATTACCTGTAGCATCTAAATTTTCAAAAGAATGACCATAAGACGCACCAGATGTATTTACTATCGCCAAATTTAACCAATATTTATAAGGACTAATAAGTATTTGACTAGCTTCTGTTAAACCAGAAGTAGCATACGCCCAATTACCCCGCATATAAGAATCTGTATTTGCGTCATCTGAATACAATGACCTTGTTAAATAAATAGTGTTACCATTTCTAGGTTTAGATTGGGTCATTGCTCTTCCAGATGGTCCAGCATCCTCACTATGAGCTGCATATCCTACAGAACCCGTTCCTTGTTTAAATTTACTATAAGAAGCATAACCTCCTTGTCTGTTAGAATCTACTTCAGCAACAAATTGAGTATCATAAGGCACATCAAATATTTCTGGTTTATCCACAGTAATCGTTTTACCTTCATCACTGATAGTCAACACACGAGCTGCGTGTAATGGATTACCAGTCTTCCTCCATAAATTACTTGCAGAATCAGGCACCCAATCTTGTTGGATATAAAAAGAACCTTTCTGTGTAAATCTATCAACACTATTAGAGTAATACCCTAATCGAATGTTATCTGCGGCTCCAGAACCTACTGTCATATTGTCCCAGAAAACACCTTGTTTACCACCACTTAATGTATATTTTGTATCTGTAAAATAACCACCAGATATAAATTGTATTTGTTTAATGTCCCTGTCATCCGCAGCTACAAAATCATTAAAGAATAAATAAGAGCCACTAACAGAACCACTACTATCAAACCCAAAAGAAAGATAACTAGAGGTCATCGTTTCATTGTGACCAAAATAGTTAGCTCCAGATATAGCGTCACCTAAGCTTACAGTACTATTACTTACTTCTATACCCCTTACTAATGGTGTCGAAGGTATCATAATAGGCGAAACAGGTGTATTTTCGATACACATTGTTGTGTTAGATGTATTTGTATTCCAACCGTAAAAGGATATATTATCTATATACACTGACTGTTCTTTATCATCATTATCATAAGTATCAACTAATGTATAACCATTATTAATATAATTAGTACTATTAATAGCAGTTACTTCGTTAATAGCTCGCATATTTGTTTGAAAAAATGTCAGATTTTCTGTCCATAATTTAGCTATATTAGTAGTAGTGGCGACTTTTAGCTCAGAATATTTACCCTCAGTACTACCACTATCAGTAAGACCTTCAAAATAAGCTAATACTCGACCTCCACTTGCATTAGTATTCATATCTAATTTAATTCTTAAATTAAACCAAGTATCAAAAGGTATTCGAGTGTGATAATCACTAGCTATAATATCTGTCCAATTACCACTAACGCATAATTGCCCTGAATCTCCTCCATTCCTATATAAATCGTGAGCGCCAACTCCTATGACATCAATCATCCCTGTAGAACGCCTATTACCGGTCACTTCAGGTTGTTGATAAAGAAATGTAATACAAGGGTCAAATGCAGAAGTTCCGTCACGCCAAGTAGCAAAAGATACTCCGGGTGCAGGAGGTCTTCTAGTTAAAGCTATAGTAAAACTTCTATCTAAACCTACACCCCTATCTGTATCATAATTAGAACCAGTATATTGTGTTGTAGCCAAAGGCATTTTTGCAATTTTCATTCTTATCTGAATTTCAGGACCAAATGATAATCTATCCATTCCGGGTTTTGTTACATCTTGAACATTAGGTCTAGGAATACCAGCGATACACGCTATAGTACTTTGTGGAGCCGGCATAGTATAAGGACTTCCTCCAGTAGCGTCTGCATTTCTACCAAAAGGATTAGCAACATCAGCGTATACTGCTCCTGAGGTAGCACCGCTGTAATTTTCCCAAAATTGTTTCATATGTAAAACATAACCATCAGTTGAACTATCATTTTGTTCTAAATTAGCGTAAGAATAAGCAACGAAATGTTCACTATTTCCAGCTCCTTCTAATGTTTGGTCTTTAATATCACGTTGGTCAGGTGAAGTTTGTATATAAGAAAACATAGAATTATCACTTGATAATTTAGACATATAATTTTCGTCAAATAAATTAAAAGCATAATTAGATTCAGCTCTCATAGGAGCATCTGACCAAGCACCAGCTGCTATCCAATCAGCTCTAGTTCCATAATGGGATAACTGTGCAATATCTTCACCAAAATGTAGTGGTGCTGCAGATTCATCAGCTCTATAAAACCCATTATCATATTTTCTCAAAATTATAGTAGGGTTTGTATCTATATCTGTCCCAGCAACCATATTAATACTATCAGCAACAATATCAATCCCTGCATTAGCATATTTATTATTAAATATGCCATTTAATAGCATATTAGTCGGGTCTCGATGTTCATTAGATAAATCACTACCCGGAGTTTCGTGTAATTTAGAAACAAAAGCCATCCAATCTCTCTTTTTTATTTTAAGCACACCGAATCTAGTATCGTGTGATGGTGCAAGTATAGAATCTGGTCCTTTTCCAAAATATTTACCTTGACCATCAAAATCTTCTACTTTCCAAGGCGTACCAAATTGATAATAAGAAGAATAAACAATAGGCGCACCAACTGTTGCTGTAGCATCAGCTAAATTACCTTCAGTAAGACTTATATTTTTTCTTAAAGCATATACATCAAAAAAAGGTGCTGTTTGTTCATTTTCTACATCAACAGAGTTTGCATAAGTATAAAGAAACATCTGCCTAATATCATCTATAGAACCGTATGGCACATCAGCACTTGTTACAACTTGTTCTTTAGCTAAATAATATGTTCTATTAGGACCATTACTTAAAGTCCCACTAGTACCAAGCCCAAAAAATGTGTCAGGATATCTAGAATCTATAATAATATCATCTTGGATTGTTTTTTCCCTATAAAATACATTTGGTTCTACTGTTATATCTTGCATTTATTATCCCTCACGTTGCAAATTGAGCACTGTTTAGTGCTTCATTTAAATTGTCTGTTCTAAAGTTAGCGGTGTCTACATTTAAAGTTGTCGTTCCCATTCCAGTATTTGAAGCGAATGCTGCTCCGCTTTCACTTACAGAATTTAAATAAGCATCATAGCTACTACCACCTTGACCTGCATCAGGAGTATATCCTGTTTCTGCTGCACCGACAGTTGTAGCTCCTAAAGCCATCATTCCAAGACCAGCTTTAGCAATTGGGAATCCTAATCCAATACCAAGGATTCCTCCTGCAATCATTACTGGATTCATAGTAGCAATACCAGCTATAAGTGCACCTATTGGAGCAAGTACACCAAGAAGTATTAAACCCGCTCCAATTAACATTTCAAAATAACCAATTGTTTTCATCATCTCTGTATTTCCACCAACTAAATTATAAGTCCAATCTACTAGAGCAGTAGTAAGCATAACATACATTGCACCTGTTAAACCTACCATTTTAGATAATACAAAGAATTCAAAAGCAACACCTCTAAGAGATTCAGGTAACAAAGTCATTGCACCTACTATTAAATTTAAAGGAATGAATAAATAATCTAAAACTCTAGTCAAATTTGTACTCTCTGTACTTAAAGAAGCTATCCAATCTAATAACTTAGATAACAAATCGTTCAATTTTGTAACAAACCTAGTTGCAATATCTCTTAATTGAAATCCAAATTCAGACAAAATAACAGTTCCATCTTCTAATGTAATAACAAATTTCTCTCTAACCATCTGTACTAAATCTAAAAGAGCTTTATGAAAACTATTAGCCCCCATTGTTCCGTCTTTTTGGACTTCTCCGTATAAAAAGGCAGCCATAATAGCATTTTTAGTAATTATAATTTGATTAGATAAAGATTCCATTTGTTTATCTGCCATTATTGTAGCATCGCCCTGTGCATTAGCAATCTCTTCTGTTATTCGAGCATATTCTTCGTGATTTTGTATTAAATGAACAAAAGCAGTAGCACCACGAACGTTTAAATCTTCAATTAAAGTGGTTAATAATGCTGTATCATTTGAGGCTGCACCAAAATGCTCTGCAAAATTTGCTGCAATTTCAGTTAATTGTAACATATTACCTTCAGCATCAGTAATTGATATGCCCATCTCTTGGAATCTACGTGTATTTTCACCCAAACTTTCTGCTAATTCAGCTATACCTTGTCTTAAACCACGACCTGCAATACCAGCTTCCAAAGCACGGTCCGTTAGAATAGCTAAACCTCCAAACAATTGTTCTACTTCTTGATTAGTAGCAGCAAAGAAAGGCATTGCGAATTTAACAGCTGCTGCTAAATCTTGCCATTCAATCAAAGACTTGTTAATTGTAATAGCGAACATATCAGCTAATTTAGCAGATTCACTAAATTCCATATTGTAACCTTTGATAACTTGAATTAACAATTTACCAAGAGTTTCTGAATCACCTTGTACAGCCATAGATAATTTCATAACATCCGCAAGGATTTGTTGAGATTCAGCTGCACTTAAACCAGCAGAAGCAAATTGATACAATGCTGAAGACATATTTTCATATGTTAAAGCGTAATTTAAACCAGTATTAACAACTTCATTAGATATACTATATAATTCATCATTACTTACTTGAAAAATAGAATTAGCATTAACAAGTTCATTTTCATATTCAATTAAACTGCGTGCTACAGTTTGAACTTGAAATCCAAGTGTTGTTAAACCCATTACAGAGACTGAAACGGATTGATTAAACATCCGCAAAGCGCCCTCTGTTATCTGTCTTACTCTTGTTTCAAAACGGTCAAAATAATCATCTATAGTAGGTAAACCTTGAGCTTCCATAGCTCCTAAAACATCTTGGTATTGCTTTAACGATTTTGCGCCCTGTGTTCGACGACTTTGATATATATCAGCATCTAAATCTTTACTAATTTTTTTTAATTTACCACCCAACATTTCATCCATAGCTTTTAATTCTTTTTGTAAAGCTTGGATGTCCTCATTAGCGCCCGTTTGATTAGCCTTTCTTGATAATAATTGAGCAGTTAATAATCTTTTTCTTAATTCACCTTCTTGTTTTTTATTAGTTTTCTTTGTTTCTTTTAAACCTAATTCACTAATTTTTCTAGCCCCTAACCCAAAATCTCGAGCCATTTTATTATAAGATGATTTAGGTGGAAGTAAAAGTCTTAATCCTACATTACCCATAAAGAGGGTGCCTAGAAACCCTGCCATCGTTATAATAAATCTCTAAATGATTTTTTCTTCTCCTTAGCTGTTTTATAATATTTTCGTTTCTTTTCTAGATATCGGGCATACTGACCCCTAATTTCGGGCCTATTTTTTGCCATACTACTAATATCTTTTTCATTATAACCATCTAGAGAGTGAAGTTGTTGATATTCAGTATAAGCTATTAGAATACCTTCTAACTCTCTTCGTGGCGTTCGCTTTATTTCTTCCCAAGATAAACCTAGGTCTTTCATTAATGGGATGTAAAGAAGTACCGGTTCAGGTGCCTCTCTCATCCAGTAATAAAATTTTCAGTCGCTTCCTGTTGATAAGCTAATATCTCAGATGTTACTAGATATCGTAGAGTTAATGGAATATCAGACCAATTGTCTGAAGTTATGGTTACACCTTCGGGATTTTTAGTGTTAGCTTTTCCTATCATAGCTAAAATCCTTTCAGTTCCAGTTTCAGTAGCCCAATCCTGCTGTTCTTGGTCTGTTGCAGTCTTAGGTAATGCCTTAAGATTAGGTTCTTCCTTTTCTGTTAATTCACAGTACTGAAAGTTAAAATCCTTTCCTCTGTAATTAACTGAACCTGTTTGCACTTCGTCAGTTAATTCTACTAGCTCTTCGATTGTCCATACATTTGCTTCTTCGCTCATTATGTTCACCTCTATTCATTAAATCTCTGTAGCAGCCGTTGCTCCAGTACAAGACACAGCTGTGCCTGATAGTGAAATTATTGGCTGTACATAAGAATAAAATTCAATTGTTTCCTCTTGAGCATTATTAGGGTCAAGAGTTTTCGTATATGCAGTAATACAACAATTACGTATTGTTATAACTTCAGTGTCTCCTTTTATTTTCAAATGGAGTCTATAACCAAAGTTTACATTTTTTGATGTGGTAAGTCCGTCGTGTATCTTTACATCTCCTCCGGTATCTGCACCACTTGTAGCATAAACACCATTACGTGCAGGTGTATTATATAATTGGTCAAAACAGTTGTCAGATATTTTTCTGGTTATTGTGACAACATATTCTTTTTTGACTTCTGCTGTTAAACCAGTTTTCTTACCCATAAAAGATAATTCTTCAGTGCGGGTACCGGGTGTGAAATCTATACCAGTAACATCAGCAATTCGGGCTCCCGGGTTCATTGCATAGGTTCTTACAGGGATTACTGAATAATCATCACCATCTCCACCACCAACACCAACTGCTGTACCTGAAAGGGTACCACTAACTGCGGTTGCATTTGCAGCTCCACCACTAACTGATATAGTTGGATGTTCAGTCGTCATATAAATGTCACAATCGCTACCTAAGAAATAAGTCATATTATTACACCCCCGTCGATGCAGTTACATCTGCTGAGGCTCCCATTATTGGGTCAACTGAACTAGTAAATTCAATTGTCTGTTCTTGTGTGCCGTCTGCATTTAAAGTAACTGTACTGTTTGTCATTTGACAATTTGGTATGGTTATAACTTCAGATGGGTCTGAACCAGCGTGCAATTTCAAATATAATCTATAACCAAATGTCGTAGAAGGTTCTTCTAATCCGCTATATAATGCCGTAGTGGATTTCATTCCCCATCGTCCCATATTTCCATCTGAATCTCCACTGTATAAAACATCAAAAGTTACATTCTTTCTTTTGAATGTTAATGAACAAGTTGTTAATTTATGTACTTCTGCTTTTAATGGAGTTCTATGACCTAGATAATCGACATCTTCGTCCATAGCTCCCAGATTTAAATCTATACCTGATATGTCAACTAAGGCATCATCAGGAAATGCTGCGTTAGTCGCTCTTAAGTCGTTAATACCCAAACCGCCAGTAGGGGTAGCTGCACTTTCAACTTCCAAGTCATAAAGACCTGATGTATCTGAAATCTTAATGCAAGCGCCCGATACTTCAGTCGTGATAGCGACTTCTACTTCAGAACCAAGGAAATATGCCATTTTTAAGAACCTCTACATTTATTTACAACTCAATTATATTTAAAGGTTTTGTTAACTATAGGCTCATTAGAGCTGTTCTGTAGTCTGTGAACCGTCCTTGCGCTGTCATTAGGGAAGCTTGTCTTTGTAATTGACCGCGTTTAGAAGTAAATACAAATGGCCTTAATTGTACTGGTGAAGTCCAAGTCCAAGGATTTGTACCGGACTTAACTTTTCTTTGCATCCACGGTTTCCAATTTGTATCATTATCGGCTAACTCTTGTAAATCCTTAGTAAGAGCTTTTGATTTATTTATCCATTCAGTAGCCCATTGTCTAAAAGCATTATTCTCACTATATTGTGATTGAGGGTCAAAGAAATTTTGCCAAGTACCTTGATTATAATAAGCACCAAAAGCTTCATTCACTAACGTTGATAAATTACGAGCAAAATCACCTTCTGACATAATATTAACAGAATAAGTAGGCGCATAAACATTTTCTGTAACTCTACTTCCCGGATTTCTCATCCATAATAAACGCTCAGCTTCAGTTTCAGTAAAAGACATCATATCATTACCGTATTGAATCGCACTGTCAGTATCTAATTTATTCAATAATCTTTTTGTTACAGCTGTAGTAGCTGCCCCTAACATATGATTAGCAGCAGCAGTTCCCATATCAGATTCAACATTGGGTATCATTCCTCCAGTAAGATGTATTTCATCATTTTTTTGTGCTACTTTTATTAAAACAAGGTCACCAGCAGCAGTTGGTATAGTGTAAGTGTACATTTTTTCACTCTTAGCTTCCTTTTTAAATCTTCTTTGTGCTTCTCCACGTAATTCTACTTCTTGTTTATTTTTATTATTAATATCTTCTTCCATTGTGCTTACTACAGTCATTAAATCAGCAAATCGTGCTTTATTACTCTTTGTTTTATGTTTATTCATATCTATCTTTCTAGTAGCTTCTTTCCATCTATGTTCTAAGGTTTTTTGAGTAACTTCCGTACCAGCTCCCATATTATTAATAAATGATTCTTTATCAGCAGCACGTGTCATTATATCTTCTTTTCTAAATTTTATATAAGCTTCTATCATTTCAGACTCAGCAGTCCCTGTTTTAACATCCAATTGTTGAGCTCTCATAGGTGGAAATTTTATTCTACTTATAATTTTCATTATTTCCTTTTCTTCTGGGTTAGAACTTATAAGCCCTTTTGATTGTGCATTATTTAAATGAGGCGCTAAATATATCAATTGTTCTTCTTTAGACCTTGCAGCAGCACCGTCAGAACTTCTTATTATTGTTTTATGCGTACTTTTACCTATTTTATTATTACCACTTTGTTTCATCCTACGGAGTAAATCATTCACAGCCATACGTGAAAATCGTGGTAAATTCATATCTCTTACATATTTTTGATAAAACCTAGCGAATCTTTTTATTGCTTCATCAGCATCTTCTGTTTCTGCCTCCATCCTTCTTTCGAATTCCGATGTTCTATAACTCCAAAAATAATGTGCAGCTCTCCAATCTGGGTTATTTCTATGTGATTTAGGCCAATTTTTTGATGTAGTAGACTCAGGTAATTCACCTCTGTCACTTCTACGTTTAGTAATCCAACTGAATATACGTTTTTTCATATACTCTGGGTCTGTATTATTATTTGGAACAAATTGAGGTTGCCATCTAAAACTATACTTTTCTTTAGCACTTCCACCGACACGCCTATAAAGATATTTAATACTGTTATTAGCTTTTCTATTATATAATGAAGCTAATCCTATTTGAATTAGTCTCTTACCTTTCGGAGTTGCCATCTATCTATAATTCTTGAATACTACAGAATAAACGCAACTTGCACCATACAACTCCAGTTCTGGGTCATATCCTATATCAACCCAATTACCCAGTGTTCTTTCTACTATCTCGGTAGTTGCAGCAGCAAAACTCATATCAGTTATACTATTAGCAACGTTTAATAATAAGTAATTCAACAACCTCCTCTGTTTATATGTTTCTGCGGGGTCTCCTATAGACATAGAAGATTCTTTGTCTACAATAATATGAAATGTAAATACTAACCCGACCAATTCACCAGTTTTTGTTTGACCACCAAAATCAACCTTTTGTCCCATAAATCTATCAAATTCACCAGAACTGGTTAACTCAACTATGATAGCGGGGTAGGTGGCATCTACAGCCTCAGGGTATTGTCCATAAACTTTAACTCCTGAATGGTTTGTGCGTAACGTATCTATTATTTTTCTTTCAATAATATTAATGTGGTCGTCTGCCATTACTTCTTCTTCCTTCTAGTTTTTCTTTTAGTACCTTTACGTTTTCTTGCAGCAGCAGCCTTTCTTCCTTTCTCAGGGTGTAACTTGTTATGCTGTGCGGGTGTTACTTTCTTTAAATTAGAACGTTTAGCATTCTTTGCAGTATGCTTACCTTTATTCTTATGATGAACTACTTCGTTTTTACCTGCATTAGCCTTTCTTCTATAATAGTGTGCAGATTTACCACCTTTCCAAGCACCATTCTGTTTACCAGTACGTGCCATAGGTGATTTCTTATTCCATCGCTTTTTGCGATTAGCTGATGTATCTTTCCATTTTTTCTTCTTAGTACGACGTGCCATAAGCTCTCCTCCTACTGTCTCTCTTACCAGATGTTCTCACACAACTGAGTGACATATATTCATCATTATAATCATTAATAGAATGTATACTCCATTCTGATGCTTTGTAAAACTTAACATTTCTCAAGTAATAAGTTTTTCCAACAGTTGCACTTGAAAATATAATTTCAAAATTAGATAATTTTAATGTATCAGTAAAACTTGCACCTGATACAATATTGTTAATACCATATCTAGTGCCATTAATATAAATGTTACCACTAGTAGGAACCGGAAATCGCGGGACATCAATAGTTGCAAAATCAGGATGTGCAGGAACTTCAAAATCAACGTTATCATAAATAAGACTATAATTACTATCTCTCATATAATTATTACCTGAACTAGCATAATATCCAAATCTCCTTATAGTAACTGCGTCGCTACCAGAAGCAGCAATTTGAAATGTAAGTCTATCTGATTCTAACACATTTAAAGCAGTACTACTAGAATAATTTAAATCACCGTCTGAAATTACTGTTATAGTTTCTCCATCAGAAGTAGGTGCTGGACCTATACCAAAATCATTTAACCATCCAGTCGCCCCACTAGTAGGTACTTGTAAGACCGTGCTTTCGTAATCTATTATCTTATCAAACCCTTCAGGTTCATAAAAAACTGAGTTACCACTAAAGTTAGGAAAGTTCTTTAATGTTTTTAAGTTAGGTAAATAAATATCTGCCTTTCCTGTAGTATTATGCCCTGCTCGTTGTTGAACAAAATTTTTATCTGTTTTATTTCTAATGTATGCAGGGACTTGTGGAATTGTAATATCGTGTGCGTCAACACTACCGTCTTCTACTCCATAGTTATCTTTACCGAATATTGTCGGTCTATAATATGTAACTTTGCGAGCCTGCCCAGTCTGAAAACTTAGGCGTTTCAAAAGCCCTGACATATTGATTCCTATTTTGCCCATACTTAATCTCCATAATTAATACCACGCGGTTTCTTACGAATATTCTTTGTGCTATCCTCACCAGTAACATTTTTATTCCAGTTAACATTACCTAGGTGTGGGTCAGCATTATAAGTAGTCCTCTTAATACTTACGCCCAACTGGAATCTTATCATTTCTAATGCAAGGTCTATAAAGTATCTAAATTCCTCAGAGTTATAATAAACTTCAACATCAGCTAATTTTATTCTATCAATACCTAATCCGTTCTCTACTACAGAACCTAAAAAACAAGTATAATAAACGACAGCTTGGTCATAAGAATTGTTACCACCTAAAGTATATGTTAATCCAGTTTCTGCTTGAAACCAATCAACTGCCATATTACCAAGAATATCTAAATTAGCATTATCTAATTCTTCTGAAGATATACCTGATAGTAATCGTACTTTGTTGCGAAAGGTTGCTGTCCAAGTTATATCTGCCATTATACTACTCCCATTAACATTGCGCCACTACCTGTAGCTGCTGTGACTACTACACCTATCCACCAACGCATATGAGTCTTAATATCATTTTCCCACATCTCGTGGTGATGTAAGTGATTAGTGAAAAGAGTTTCAAAACTTTCCATTCTATTGAATATAGTCTTTACTCGTTCGTCCATTCGAACCAATAACTCTTCTCGTTCCCAGTCATCCATATTTAAATATCACCATCATTTATATTAAAGGTTTTGTCTAATCTATTAGTTCCTCCCTATCGAAAGGCGAATCTATATCATCTATTATATCTATCGGTTCATACTCGTGTGGTGTTGAACCGTCATCGTGTATTGTACCACCATAAGTTGAATCTCTAACCCAAACACCTTGACTATTATCAAAGTCTTGAGTATAGAAATCAGAATTGTTAACTATACGAACATAACCAGCATTAACTAATGTATGGCACTGTTCGTTATTTGCAGTAGAATCAAAATTAAAGTAAGACCGTTTAGAGCCAGTTGCTAAAACTTTAACTTCACTTGTTGCTCCTATTGGTGCACCACTTAATTTTGTGTAGTTTAAGTAGTCATTAGCACCACTTGTAGCAATATAGTACTCATCGGTACCTTTATGAGCTTTCGAAGCAAACTTTGACCCTGAAATAAGTTCTCTATTTGATAATTCAAAAGTAGAATTACTAAATATTGTTGGGTCTGCCCCAGTTCCTATGTATAATTTACCTGTATGTGCAGCACCACTCAAAGTATTGGCATTCCAATTACCTGCGGTTGCCCACGCACTTGCATCATTCAAGGTACCAGTATTTCCAGAACCACTCATATCAGATATACTTGTTCCTTCTCCTTCATTAAATTGATACCATCCACAACATTTTGTATCATCTATACCACTTGCATCAACAGCATCCCAGTCGTAAAACATCATTTCTCTAATCTCAGCTGCTGTAAGCGCTGTTTTCCAAAAAGAACCTCTAGCTATATTACCTTCCCAAGGCCAAGATGCTGAACCTGTATTTAAACTTCCTATAGCAGCCTTAGTTAAATTATAAGCAGTTCCAGATAAAGCCCATTCTTTAAGTAATTTTCCATCTGCATAAGCTTTACCAGTAGTACCATCCCACGTAAAACACATATGTTGCCATTTGTCTACTACCCAATTATAATCAACATCAGTATAACCTGAGTTTACTGATTCGTGTTTAATCCTAAATTTATTAGGGCTATTAGAAGATAATATACCTCCCTTTGAACCATCAGTACCAAGCATTGTATTTTCGTGAGGTGCCTCAGAAGGTTTTACCCAAGCTTCAAGAGTAACAGCGGTAGCCGTAGTCATCCCATCTCCTAAAGCAACATAATCAGTACCATCTAAATCTAATGCAGACGAACTTGTAAAGAATCCACCACGCGTATTAAAAGTACCAGTGTTTTGTATTCTAAATGTATTAGTACTACTTGAAAGTAAACCACCATTTGTAATTTTGATAGATTTTAACATCTGTGTTTCAGATGTAGAACCTATTGGCCTATTACTTGCATTAAATGTTTTACCAACTATTAAATTACTGTTACGGAAAACTGCATCTTGATTGATACGAGCATCTGCATTCCAGAATACATTTTCCCAACCATTATTCAAATAACCACCATTTGGACTATAATACCCTGTTGAATTCCACCATAGTGTTGCAGAATTACGACCATAGTTTGTAGCTGCGTTATCTTGTAAATAATTACCTGCACCTTCAAATATAACAGTAGCACCACTAACTATTTCCTTAGTACCATTACCCGGTGCAAAATTACCACCGTATTTAACCCACGTTCCACTTGTAACTGTTAAGGTTTGTGTTGTACTATCATTAGTTGTTAAACCACCAGAAAAGTCTACATTACTTAAAACGAGAGTAGCGTCATCATCAGATGTCTGTGCATCAGTAAAGTCAACATTGTTTAAAGTATTTGTTCTAGTATGGAAATCATATTTAGTACCAGATACTACAGCAGGGTAAGCTTCAGAAGCTCCTGATACAGTAGCGTTCAGAGCAGCCTTAACCCCCGTTCCTACATTTGTAACCAAATATCCTGTACCAGATGTAGTTCCAATTACCCAATTATCTGATGCATCGTAGAAATTTGTAGCCCCTCCACCATCACCAGTAGTAGCCCAAGTGTCTTCTACATTAAAACCAATATGCATATATGAAAATCCAGTATTTAACTTGTGAAAAGTAGTTCTAGCTGAACCTGTAATCTTAGTGTCACCACCTGAACCATATTCTAGAGTAACAGTTCCATCATTATGTGTAAATGTATCACTGTTAGAAAAAATAGCAGGAATTCCAGCACTTCCAACTAGAGTAGTTGGTCCGGCATCATACCATCCTTTTGTTCCAATTGTAAGTGCTCCAAAAGTACCATTTTGAATAGACCTACCTAATTTAGCACCGCTAATTACAGTAGCAGTTCCAGACGCTGTAATATCTCCATCACCACCGTTATAGAACCCAACATCCCAAGATGCAGCAGTGCTTCCTCCACCACTTACAATTAAATTATTAGCAATTGTAACTCCATATAAGTGTTGAACAGCACGTGCTGAAGTAGTATCGTTTTTAACCGTAAGATTGTATAACCATTTACCATTACTTCCAGTATTTATATAACTACCACCATTTGTTGAAGCGTCTAAAACTATAGTACCATCATTATGCACAAAAGTACCATTATCTGCTATCTTAAATTTATAACCATCACTTGTTTGATTATTAATCGTTAAAGAACCAGTAGGAGCCTTAAAGTAATTACCACCATTAGCCATAGACAAAGCACCAATAGTTTTAGTACCACCTTGTGTAGTATAATCACCCCAATAAGCGTCTTTATCTAAAAAGACAGTGCCACTTACTGTAATATGATATGTTGAACTATCTATAGAAGCTCCAGACATTAAGCTATAATTGTTAGCTACTTTCATTGTAGTACTACCTACAACTTGAACACCTAAGTGTCTATCACCAGCGCCTTGGTCACGGAATCCACCACTTACATTATAAAACCAACCTTCATCTCCCCTAGAAGTTTGAGCATCTGAATCAGCAGGTCTATCTATGTTTTTCCAATTCATATAAGAATCATATTCTGAAGTTTCTCCGGGACCATACACAGTTCCACCACCAAATTGAATGGTTCCATTATTGTGATAGTAGGTTCCTAAAGTAGGGTTTTCCCAAACGTAATGGTCACTGTCGTTACCAGCATAAGGACCAGTTAAAGTAATAGTACCACCATTTCCAACAAAAACACTATTGGTACCACTAAAAATAACAGTTTTCATAAAAATAGAACCAGAAGAATCCCAATTATTCCAACCGGATTTATTTACATCAGTGACATCTCCAGCTGAAAAAGTTCCACTAGCTCCTATAAACACGTGCCCAAATTTTGTGTAGTTAGTAACATCAGTATCTCCTATACGAGCTGTACCTGATATAATATGTAACGAATTTTCAATAACGGTATAGAAACCTGACGAATCAACTGTATTAATATAAACAGGGTCAGTTCCACGAGGGTTTGAATTTTGATTAATTATAAGATTATATAGTTGTCCATCTCTACCTGTAACTTCAGCCGCTGCACCACCAATATCTACTGTGGTTCCACCTCCGTGTGTAATTTTGACAGTACCGTTTTGGTGTTGCCAATTATCAGAAGAACCACACCAAGAACTTTTAAGGGCAAAATTAGATTTTTCACCCGTTAAAGTTAAAGTCCCATCAGGGAGCCATACCTTTTGTGTGCCAGCAGAGTGATATTCCAGATAAAGATAATCAGCGGTTACATCCCCACTACCAGAATAAACACCACCAGAAACGTGAATACCTGCCATTAGTCGAACCTCACTGTTCCTTTTGTTATTAAATTACCGGGCCATTTGTTTCCATCAGCGTCAGAAGTGCCTGATGCTGCAACTATTATATCTTTTGACCCACTTGAATAAAAGTTAGTTAAATCTCTATCACCTATACCTTCGTTTATATCCCAATTAGTGGTTGTACCAGAAGGCATTATTCGAACAACACCAGATTTACCTAAACGTGGAGGTGAGCCTGATGTAACCCAAGTTCCATCATTAGCACTACCACTAGTACCATAATTTTTAAGGTCCATAGTACCACTAGTAGTAATACCTAACTTTAACCAGACTGTTGCTGATAAAGCATTGTCAGGGTCAGCATATGCACCACTTACACTAGTAGCTGGATTTTCTGAAGATAATGTTGTTATATTAGCAGCAGATAAAGCTGATTTATAAAATCTAATATCTGCTAAAGAACCATTAAAACTTTGAACGTCACCTGTATAAGCTCCTCCTATTTTAATAGTTTTATCATTATTTAAAGAAGCATAAGTACCTAAACTTTGACCAGCAACAGGGATAGAACCATCTACATAACAAACCATATCTCCTCCACTTCCAGAAGCTACTATTGCAATATGTTTCCAAGTACCAGTAGCTATATTTGTATTATATCGGTTTTCTACTCCACCACCAGAATTATCATTTATTTGATTATTTAAATCACCGTGTTTCAAACCAAATCTAAATCCGGGCCAAGCACTGTCTGAACTATTCATATTACTAATCATATATTCTTCATCAGCATCATCACCAAGCTTAGCCCAAAATGTCATAGTAAATGCACTATTACCAAAATCTAATGCAGATGTTTTAGGAATTGTTATATAATTACCGTAACCATCATTATCGTCCCCATAAAATTGAACACAAGCTTCACCACTTGCGTGAATTTGCATTAAACTTGTAGAAGTACCTTTAAAACCATCGTTGTCATTAACAAAATAAACAGTAGTACCAGCATCTAACTGAGCTTTACCGTGTGAACCTCCATAAATATACCATTGAGGCATTATTAAATCGTGACCTTGTGTTTCTAAAAAGACATCGTGACTACTTACAGAAGGCATCATCTGACTTGCCATAGTAAGGTCGCCAGCTAAAACCATTCTACTTGTAGGTAAACAATGATTAATTTTAACTTCCGGTTGACCACCAATACCTGATGTTAACCCATTAGTTGCTGATAAAGAACCACTAGATGACCAATAAGATTGCCAGTCAGCAAATGGTACCTGAGTATCACCACCTAAAGGTTCTATATAACCGATACTAGTAACTGTATTCCAAGGACTACTGTTTCTACCAAATGTAGCAAAACTATTTTGGTTTATTGTTCCCGGACCCCATTTCATAGCCCCATAAAGTTGTAGACATTGTTCACCAGACCATCGAGTCATCTGTAACTTTTTACCAGAAGTAGCTCCACCGCTTACATTACCAAGTCTAAGTGAATTAGCCTGAAGATAAATATCATTTGTTGATGTTAAATATAGTCTATTGTTAGCACTTGCTAATTCAGCAGCACTACCTGTACTACCTAACCAATTACCGTAACCGTAAGGTAAGTCCCAAGCACTAGAGTTTGCTAAAGTTCCTGCACTACTTGATGCACTTAAATTATAAACATTAGTTGAAGCAGAGTTACCATCAAACTGGAACCAAGCCATACACTTAGTTTCGTCCATAGCAGCAGCCATCTCAGTGTAATTCATTAAATACATCTCTCTTAATTGTGCGTGTGTTAATTCAGTCTTCCATACAGACATTCTACCAAGACTGCCGAAAGCATATGCACTCGGTGAACCTGCATCATATCTGCCTATGTTTAAAGCAGGGGAACCACTAATGGTGCCTATATCAGAGGCAGTCCCACTAGCTTCTAAATGTCCGTCTACATATAATTTCATAGATGTAGATTTATAAGTAGCAGCTAAATGATGCCAATTACCATCAGTGATATTACTAGTACCTGTAATCATTTGATTACTGCTACCGTCATAAATATTAAATTTAGCTTTATATTCTCCATCTGCATCATCAGAATCTGTACCACCAAGCCATACAATAGTATTCATATCCATCCAACGGAACTCTGTATTACTTGCTGTATTTTCTGGTTTTACCCAACATTCCCAAGTAAATTCGTCAGTAGTAGTTGGGTCAATGTTTGCTGAATGTGTTACAGTCATATAATCAGTTTCACCATCTCTAAAGTTTACTCTAGAATATCCAATTATACCACCTACTGTGGTAATAGTACTACCGCTTAATGTAACCGTGTTATGGTTTTGTTGAAAAATACCATTATTACCGTGTCCACCAAGATATAAACTACCAGCTTGTAAATGTGTACCATCTCCGTCACTTCCTACAACAAATTGGTTTCCTCCCAACTCTCCGATTATTAAATCAGAACCAATGTTAGTGTTAGCTGTTATTGTTGAACCATATTGTGAATTTTTCATTTGTTTACTACTACCTACTAATTCAGGCATTAAACAAGAAGTATTAGCTGCTGTTGCATTTTGATAAATGATTTTACTTCCTGCATTACTAGTCCAAGTTTTAGCATTTACAGAAGAAAATTTATTAACACGAAGAATTGCGTCTGAAACATCACAGTTACCAGACATATAAAAGAGAGGTACTTCAATATTAACAGAAGCTCCACTTACGTCAAGAGTCTGCCCAGTATCTTGCGGAGTTGGTGATTGATTGTCTGTTAGTGGGAATTTTATTTCCGCTCCACCACCAGCTTTATCACCCCATACAACATCTCCTATTAATTTTAATGTAGCTGTGTTTTCAAAACCATTATTACCAGTTTTACAAGAACCTTTTAAAATTACATCTTCAACTTGAATGCTACGATAAGGAGATATCATACAACCATATTCACTATGAGTTCCACTTAGTGTAGCTGGAAACAATGGATTTGCTGATTTGATTTTAGAACCTTGATTATTAGTAGTCATTGCTTGTATGTAAGCACTACCAGAAATAGTTCCTGCTGCACCAGTAGTTCCTAAAGTTAAAGTATATCCTTCAGTATGACCTGCGTGAGCATAAGCCCTCATATTACCTTGTAAATTTATTGAATCTTCTACAGTCCAATTTCCACGATGCCATTGTGGTTTTGTACCGGCTTGTTTAATTTTATAAAATGTATTAGTGTTATCTGCTGCATTGGCAGGATACCAATCAGTAGTAGTAGTACCACTAAATGTCAATGTACCACTATTGTGTATATAAGACCCATTTATTCTAAAAGCTGGAGTAGAAACAGCACTCAGTGCTCTAAGCATAAACTCTCCTCTTGGAGCGTCAAGGGTAGTGCCACTAGTAACATTAAGAAGATTACCACCGTTATTTCCACTAGACCTTATTTCATATGGAGGATTAACCCACGTTGCATTAGCAATTGTACCATCTGGTTCTTCGTTCACACCACTATCTGTCACCGCTGCGCCCGTACCTTCATTAAATTTCCACCATCCAACAGGAGCTCCGTCCCATTGTCCTTTGTAAAGAAGGTCAACTTGTGCAGCAGTTAGTGCTGTATTATAAACACGTATATCACGGCCACTTACGTCTGCATTATGGTCACCAACTGAGGTCATTGCACCAAAAAGAAATGAACCTGCTTGAGTGCTGGGACCCTCTGCAAATACATCAGAATTAGTTGCTACAGACTTTCCATTTACATATAATTCCGCAGCACTACCAGTATTACACACTACTACTATATGTGCCCATTCATCTACAGTTAACTGACTAGAAGCTCCAACCCAAGCGTGAGCGCTACCTGTAGTTCGATATACAGCAGAAAGCGCTCCGGCTTCTTCAGAACCATCCGAAGGTTTACTATTTAAAGATATAGAAATCCAACTCGAAGTACTACCACCAGCATCTCTCCACATAGAAGTCGCATATCCTTTAGATGTATTTTGAGGTTTACACCAAAGACTTATAGACGCATTACCAGAAGCAGTACTTCCCATAATATCAGATGCTTTTCCCATATTAACATAATTTCCGGTATCATTAGTTGAATCTATATACGTCGAGTCCAGCAGGTTCCAAGTACCACCACTTACATCAATTGTAACTTTAGAAGTATCAGAACCAATACTTCCAGAACCCACTTGATTAAGATGATATTTAGATTTATCTTGTACAGTGTTAGTTAAAGTCAAATCACTATCTGTTGCACTACCATCATCGTTTGTAGCACCGTCATCACAGGTCCACCAGTGAATTGGAGTACCGTGTGGTAACTCGCCCTTCATAATTTGACCGAGTTGAGCAGTAGAACTTGATACATTGTAAACTTGAACATCACGTATGTATCCGGGGAAATACCTTCCATCTGAAAAAGCAGCCCTTCCTAAATGAGGGTTTGCAATAGCATAACTGTGTGTGCCAGCAGATGCATAAGAACCATCTGAATATAGTTCACCATCAACATATAAACCTACATTATTACCGTCAGTTACTATAGCAAAATGTTGCCAAGTTCCGCTTGTTAATACACCAGCAGACCCACCTGTATCTTTTGTAGCTAAACCTCCTCCAGCAGAATCAACATATCCAAATCTGAATGAGACACCGTGACTACTGTGATTTCTAGTTTGCATTAAAATCTTTCTAGATTCAGAACTAGAATCAGAAAAGAGTACTTTTTCACCTTGATTAGTTTGTGACCCTGTATAGTAAACCCACATAGCTATGGTAGCTGTAGTTCCTGTAACTGTTGACATAGTAGTAGAACCACTAGCGTAAGCGTCAGTACCATTCAACTGCATAGCAGAAGGCATATCTAATACTACAGAACCACTACTTAATGAACCAATTACATTACTACCGTGCCCTACAAAGTTGATTCTAGCCACTGTTTATCTTTCCTCCTTTATTAATTAAATTACCGTGTAACTTGAAATAACGATTTGTGGTACCCATATCATTAATATCTAATAAAGCATTTGCACCACCAAGTGTTAAATTACCTGATACTTCTATACTTATATTTGAAGAACTACTTAAAAGGTACCAATTTTTAAATTGACCACTTTCAATATTTAAATTACGACCTATATGCCACACATCTGTAGTACCTGCGCCTTGTGGTGTCATATAATTAGTATCAACACCGTTGTATGTAAAATCTCTAATAACCGATATATCCCTATTAGGAGCACAATTGCCTCCAGATATAATTAAATTATAAAATGCGTCATCTCCAGTAAAACCGTCTGCGTGTTCGTGTTCTATACCTTCACCCCAAGTAACACCAGACACCATCAAACTACCACTGTTATGATGCATCTCTCCACCATTATACATATAGAAACAAGCATTATTATGTTCAGTACTTCCATTATTCCTAATCACAGCGCCTTCATAAAACTCATCACCAGCAGCCTGTGCTAATGATTCAGTATTTCCAGAATAAGGCCAATATATTTTACCACTAGGACCAAGAACAATAGAACCAAATTCAAACCGAGGCCACGCACCATTGCGAGTCCAACTACTTGTCGTAGATTGTGTTGTTACCATATCTTGATAATTAGCTGCACCATACTCTCTTAAATCTAACGTACCAGATATATAAGATACAACCCCCCTTTCTGCAAAGAAACCACCAGCATACGGTTCAATATCAGTTGAACCACCTCTAAGTTCTATATGTGAACCAGTAGCTACCTTAAACTCATTGTGTAAATGCCAAGGAGCCCCTGAATATGTAGGGTTGTTTACTTGTACCCCATTAGCACCAGAAATGTGAACATTATACCAATGAAATCTTCGGCCATAACCCGTTACAGCACTACCACTTGCGGGGTCACCGGCAATAGTCACATTCTTATAATCATTCTGATTTGCTTGGACAATAGAAGCACTATAACCATTCTGCATCAGTACAGTCCCACTATTGTGATAAAAACCGACCTTTATAGTATTTTCCGTAAAAGCATCTTCGTGGTTACCCAAATGAGTTCCCATATTAGTATAAATACTTGAGTAACTATTATATCCTTTAGAATTAAATGTAGTTGTATCACTGCTAAATTCAATATATGGGTATTGTGTACCACCGCCAGTTAAAGTACAGTCTCCATACTGTGCTTTTAAAGAACCTATTATAAGATTAGAATCTTCACCTACTATAGAAGAAGCTCCTTGCATTTGTACTGATTGGAAAGAACCTTCGTTACTTCCGTCAGTTTGTTTATCATATTCACCAGCATTTCCTTTAGCTGGGTATGCTCCTAAAGAAACATCATTTCCACCCTGACAATCTAAAATAGCTCTACTATATTTAGAATATTTACGGTCAACATTCTGTTCAGCAGGTTGATTTCCACCCATCCACGCACTTTTCATAGCGTGGTCTTTAGCAATCATCCAAGTCATACCACTGACTGTAAGGTCTACGCCAGTACCACCATAATTACAATAAAATTTACCTTTGTATAAATAAAAATAATGACATACTATCAACTTTGAACGAGGTCTAATAGTGTATTGTGCATAAGTAGGACTAGCTCTAGCATCCCAAGGTAAATCAATTACTAAATCCCAAGGGCCATCATTTCCTGTTGTGTTTAATCCGTCCCATTGAACATACTGATTATTATCCCAACCAGTTAAACTATCTCCTTCTGCATCATCAGGCACTTTGATATAAATCATACCTTTATTGTGATAAATCTTACCAGCAGTTAATTCAAAGTAACGGTCTTCATCTGTATTTGAACCTACAAGATAACAAACACCACTTGTAAGATAAGTTTCAGCATTTGCACTGGTTTGTTTCATACCTCTTCCGACATACCACACACCAGTAGCACCATCTAATATTTTACCACTGTCTGAAACAACTAATCCATAAGTAGTAGCGTTACTTCCAGAAGAAACTTTTAAAGTAGAACCTGATAAATCGAGTTGACCCTCGTGTTTCATTTCTAGTTTACCATCTACAATTGTTAAATCATTATCATCTGTTTTAAACGTTCCACTTAATATAGTCATATCGCCGTAAACAGTTAATGAGTTTTGTTGTGCAACACTCCAATCACCTTGACTACTACTTACAGTTAAACTACTACAAGCTGAAGCAGCATTAATATAACACTTATCAACCGTCCCTGTAATGATAGCTGTGTCTCCCGAAACAGGGTATCCACTACCTTGGTCCCAATTTGCGGGTGCAGTCCAATCACCGGGACTGCCTGAATTTCGTGTCCACGTAAACGTTGTCATCTACTTAAGCTCCTTAATTTGAGGCGTATAAGTAAGCTACGACACCAGAAGTAGTACTAGAATCTGTATAACCAACTAGAGCTACATATCGGTATCTATTATTAAAAGGTATATGTTTAGTCTCTGTAGCTGCAACACTAATAGTAGAACCAACTTTATCCCAAACTTTTGCTCCTTCTCCTGTTGCTGACCAATCTACAGCACCAGATGCGTATGCGGCATACATTTCTAAGTTCAAAGCTTGACTTCCAGAATTATAAACGAACCAAGAACCTGTTTTACCATTTAGTTCTGTTTTTTCTACCAAAGCAGTTGCAGAAGTTCCTACAGAAGCAGTGGTCCCACTAGAATAAGTTAAACCAGCCTCTGAGTCATCGAAAGCAGTTACTACTCTTGTGGCAGTACCTTCGGAAGTTTCTAAGAAACTATCCATACGTCTACCAGATAAACTATCTTTTAGGGCCATAATAATCACCTCAAAGATAATAATGTTGAAATTATATATAAAGATTGTCCTTAATCTTTCACAACCCAAACACCAGAAGCAACCTTACAAAATGTCTTATTAGCGCCCCTATATCCTGCAATTGTAACTGTAGCGGATGCACTATTACTATTACCCTCATATATAACATCTCCACTTCCGGGGTCTACTACTACTGACAGAGCAGCTTGAGGGTTAGAAGAAGTTCTTTGGAAAAGTGTAACAAATCCACCAACATTTAAACCATTAGTATTAGGTAATTGTGTTGTAATTGTGGTAGGAGTACCAACACTAGCAGCGGGTTCAGGTAGTATTTCAAAATAATTAGTCTCTGTACCCACTACAGCGTTTTGAATTTGTGTATTTGTAGCGTCAACAATGTATGTTGCCTGAGTTAATGAATACTCTAATCGACTAGTTACGTGAGCTGTACTTAATGTACTCTCCTTTATCATATCATTTAAATTCCAATCACCAGCTACGTGTAATTTTGTAGAAGGATTAGTTATGCCTATACCTACTTTACCGTCACTACTAACATTTAAATTACCAGCATTTAAACTAGAGTTTGTTCCCATTGAAAGATATCCACCATCACTATTAATGAATTGTGTAGAAGAAGGGTCTTTTATTCTTAAAGATGCAATATTATCTCCAGACTCAAGTAAAAGTAATGAATTTGTAGATGCGTGTTTAATATGAACGAACTCAGAAGGATTAGTTAAACCTATACCTACTTTACCATCTTGAGTGATAGCCATTCTATCATCAAGAGTAGTTGTGCTATTATCTACTGTACTAAATATTAAATCTGTACCTCTAGCTGCAGCACCAAAATCTTGAGTAGCTTGACCTCTAATTTGAGCTCCAATTTCAAAAGAATCTCCATCACTACCTCTGAAAGCTAATAAACCTAAGTAGTCACCATTTGCAACAGTAGTGTGTGAACCAGCTGTACTATTAGCAGATTTATTTAAAAATATTTTAGCGGTCTTGTCATCAGTGGCAGAATAAGCATATATACCTAATTGTGTACTTGAATTATCATCACCTGCAACTGTCAATAAATCTGAAGGTGAAGTTGTATTTATAGCAAAAAGACCATCACCATCTATCAGGGCTCTAGTAGTGCCATTTGTTCCAAACGTCATAGCACCATTTTCTCTATTTTTAAAATTAATATCGGCTGAATCTTGTATTATTTCAAAACCATCAGAACCACCTTCACCTGTGTTTCCGTTACTCATTTTGAAATATGTAGTACTTGCACCGTGTATATGAAGAAGTCTATCTGGTGCAGTTGTGCCTAGACCTAACCTACCTCCAGAAGTTAATATCATCAAATCAGTAGTATTGTCTTTAAATTGAATATCACCATCAGCTTCAAACTCCATAGATGCGTGTGAACCACTTCTAATCGTAATTGGTGCAGCCGTTCCTTGGTCGTTATATATATTAAATTCACCATCATAACTAACGGTCATATTAGCATTAGCGTCCAAATAAAGATTTTCCGCAGAAGCTAAAGTAACGTGACGAGTTGCATACAAATATGCATCTTTCTGATAGTTAGTGCCAGTTGGTTTAATTCTAAAGAACTCAGTGGAAGTTGCAGCACCCGAAATATGAGTCATTGCTCCATCCGTAGTAGAACCTGTGGCGTGTCTAAATCTGGTATATCTACCTTCTGTGTTCCAAATGTCTACATAAGAATCTCCTGTAGTTCCTAACATTAAACCTGCGGAACCGAAAATTGATGAATAAGTGTCATTACCCGGAACTGAATTAGTAGGTTTAATCATCACTTCACGAGTACCATCATATCCTCTAATACTTCCCCCTGATACATCCAATAATTGAGCAGGTGCGGTTGTGCCTATACCTACATTACCACCTGTGTCATTTAAAAGTACATCTGCCGTAGCTCTTATATATAAATCATTAGAATTTCTAAATAATTTAGTATCGGAATCACCTAAGTATAGAGTACTTTGAACGTTTGCGTCTCCATTAACATCTAATTTATAATTAGGTCCATTTGTACCTATACCTAATCTTTGTGTAGAACCTTTAAATGTAGCATATTCTGTCCCTCCTCTGTAATTGTAAATTTTAATGTCACCACCAGTTTGGTCTGCCTCATCAGGTTCAAATGAAATTGCATCTGCTGAATTGAAGTGAAAATTGTCTCCAGCATACAGATAGAAAGAACCTGTTGTAGCAATTTTAGCATTATTTGTCCCTGTAGTTTCATACAATAATTTTGAACCTCCAAATGAAGAAGAACTATTAAATTGAATTTCTTTATTAGAACCACCGGGCGTTCCTCCTCCTCCAGCGATAGAACCGTTGTTAGTTAATGCAATGTCATTACCATCATCATCTGTATAATATAAATTAGCAGGGTCATCATTTTTAACCCAAAGTTTTCCGAAGGTGTCTGTATGATTAGGTGCTGATGAACGTTCTTTGATTTCTATTGTAGGGTCAGAACCGTGTAATCCTACAAGACCATCGTCGTGAACTGTAAATAACCAATTCTGGGAACTGTCAACTACTTTAAATAAATAAGTACCTGCTGAACCTCCTAAATCAGCTTGTACATTTCCCTTACTATCTAATCTAATATTTTTACCACCGGTATCTGTTTTTAAAGTAAGGTGACCTTCTTTTGCTTGTAGTTGAGTGTCTCCATCATTGGCTACAGTCATATCAGTATAATAAGTAGTATCATAAGACCAACGTTGTTGTGTTGATGTATTAAGTAAGTCTAGTGGTGCATTAGGTGCAGTTGTGCCTATACCTACGTCACCATCTGATTTTACAACTAATCTTTTATTAGCAAATCCGTTAGTAGAAATAAATACATCATTATCTCCTTCTGTTACTAAACCAAGGTATCCATCGTTCTTTGCTCGTATACCAAGCGAAGATTCATAAGTCATATCATAATCATAAAATTTAAAGTCTCTAGTTCCACCAGTTCTAATAACGAATTTTTTATCAGGTGAATCTGTACCTATACCTACTCTTTGACTACTATCTACTGTTAATCCAGTAGTTCCGGATGTCATTAAAATAAGTGTATCTGCACCACTTCTATCCAGACCAGTGTCATCATCACCATAAAATCCGTAAGTAGCTGTACTTGAATCTGGATATAAATCTATTGAAGGTGCACCAGTAGCATTTGATGCAAATAACGTACTTGAATTTAAGTGTATACGAGGTTGACTTGCAGCATAAAAATCCATTCTATTACCATATCTATACAAACCTAATGTTGAATCTGCACCAAGAAATAACTTACTATAACTACCATCGTTAGCCATACGCACTGTTTCATAACCACCAACAAAGAAACGCATTGTTTCTAAAGCGTGATTATAACCTATGTGCCCTATAGCATTACTTGAAGTATCTCCGAATAACAACCTACCTTCGTGTGCGTCATCACCTACATCAATAAGTATACCTTTGTCATTAGCAGAAGTTAAAACGTGTAAGTTACCATTTGTATAAGTCAAATTAGCAATACCTTCAATAGTGTTAGCACCTGTCCATATAGCTAGTTGATTATCTACAGGTGTTCCCGATTTAGAAACGTCACCGGCTGCTGCAACAGCAGTAGTTACATAAGCAGTAGAAGCTGCTTTAGTACTGTTATCACTTGAAGTCATTGTTCCAACAACCGGAGTAGTGTTGAAAGTAGCAAGACCTGCTTCTGACATATCAAAAGATAATGCAGTTACTTGACCTGTATCATTATCAACACCTGTGATGTTTAAGTCTTTATCTGTGCCTTTAGCTTGTAACCAGACATTATCATTAGTATCCATATAAACACTAAACTTGTTACCACCAGCTTTACTAAATTTAACATCTCCACCAGCGGCATCAAGTGTAATGTCATCAGCGACATCTAAAAGAAAATCTCCACTAGACACATCATATTCATTGTCTGATATAGTAGTGTAAGAACTTGAACCAGCTGTTATACTTCCTTTAACATCTAATTTAGTAGCAGGTCCAGTTGTGCCTATACCTACATTACCACCACCAGCAATAGCTACTCTATTAGTTCCAGCTTCTTGGATAGATAATTTCCCAGCACCGTGCCCTGAACCACTAGCAGTGGATTGGAATTTCCAATTAGTACCACCAGCAGCTGTAGCATCAATCTTTAAAGAAGCACCTGCACTATGGTCGCCTTCAATTTTAACAACTTCGTGGTCATTACCAGATACGTGTAATGGCATAGAAGGATTAGTTATGCCTATACCTACATTACCAGCAGTAGCTCCTGAACCTTTGACCATCAAAGCTGTATTAGCTTCATTATCGTTGTAAAATAATCTTATATCTGATTCAGTTTTAGAAGCAAGAGCTATGTAATTATCTCCTTGGTCAGTTCGAAGTGCTCCTGTTACATCTTCAGCTGCATTTGTAAACCCAATCGGCCATCCACTATCACTACTTAATTGTACACTAAATACATCACTAAAACTTTGTGGATTAGTCAAACCTATTCCCACGTGGCCTAGAGAATCCATATGTAGTTTTTGTACACCATCTATAAAGAACTTCATATCATTTTTAGCGTTAAGTTCAATGTTACCGTTACTTTCACTGTTACGAATAAGTAAATTATCTCCACTTTCTTCTATATATCTAAGTGAATCACCAAATTTTAACTTACTTCCCGTGGCAATAGTCATATCAGTTCCATCAAACGTAAGTTTAGCACTACCTGTAATAGAAGAAGAACCGTCAAAATAAGTCATTTGGCCTGAACTGCCGCCACCCGTTATTTCTGAAGTGCCGGGTGCGTTAGTATATACTTCTTCGTCTCCCCAATAAAGTCCACTACCCGATGCCCATAAAGATTTGTAACCGGGCGCAGAAGTAGTACTACCACTTAAAAATGATAATGCACCTCTCAAAGTCATTTCTGTCTTAGGGCTTGATGTTCCTACACCGAATTTCTGACCAGATGTCCTTATATACCAATTTCTATTATCATTACCTAAATGCATATGATATGAAGAAATAATATGGTCAGTTTGGAAATCTAAAGTAGAATCAGAAGCTTCTAAACGCATTATATAAGCGTTAGTAGATTCATTCTTAAATCTAGCAACGAAACCTGTGCCAGCGTCATATGCATCTATTTTATAACTGGGGTTAGTAGTACCTATACCTAAATTACCAGCAGCATCTATACGAACTCTTTCTGAACCACTAGTAAAAAACGATGTTATACCGTGGTCATAAGTGGTTGCATTTTTCTGTGTCTGTCCTACTTTGAATTCAGACAAACCTACATTTGGAGTAGCATTTTTAATATATTCTAAAGAAACTGCATAATTCCAATTGTGTGAATATCCTAATGTCAATTTAGGATTACCACTGTTACCCATCACCCAAAGATTACCTTGACCATAACCTAACAACTGAACGTTAGTACCATCTAATTCGATACCATCCTCAAATCGAGCTGCGTATCCATTAGAGCCTTCTACAACGTGTAGTTTTCTAGAAGGTGTAACAGTTCCTATGCCTATATTACCAGTAGCACTGATACGCATTCTCTCAGTACCACTTGTTGCAAATTTAAGAGGAATGTCTCCAGTTCCCCATACATAATTTTCATCAGTGTTATTATTGTGTCCTATCTGGAACACTTGAGAACTCTGATTATATACCTCAAGTCCACTTGCTGTAGAATCTGCTTGTGTATTTTTTAATTGTAAAGAAGCATTACCTGCTTGAGTAGAAGTTAAAACTAGTTTTTCACTAGAAGAATCATAAGTCATTGCGCTAGTACCAGATAAAGTAGCTGATACGCCACTATTTTTATAATAAGGTAATTGCCATTGTGAAGATGATGCAACTATACCACTACCGCCACCGCCACCACCCCCGCTACCACTTAACGCTGAAAGGTCAGCTGTCCAACTTTTACTTCCACTGTTTGTTGTACCTGTAAGAATGTTGTCGTCGCCTAACGTCCCTGTAGCTGTATAATAATTAGGACTTTGAGCATTAATAGCTTTTTTCCCGTGTGGCAATATTTTTCTTGAGTATGGCATATAAGTATAACTACGTTAAGTTAGTATAAAAAAATTGTGGAGGTTTTTATACAGACCTCCAACTGTTTACCGTGCTCCTAAGAGCCGATTTTATTCTATCTAAGTGTTGATGCAGATTACACCAGCTTCAGGTCGGATAATCTTGAGACCGTATCTCATAGACATATATGAACCGACAATTCCGAATCCGGGATTTGCTTCTTCAACAGTTAGTGCACGTCTTTCTAAGTAGGTCATTGGCTTGACTGACATATCAAATACTCCGAACCTTGAAGAAGGTACGTATGCATTTGTATAGATGTTCAATCCGTACAATGAACCAACAAGTCCGTTTTTAGCTGTGTTTTCTAATGGACCCAATTCACCACCAGAATCACGTGGAGTACTTGCGACGTATACAGAAGTAAAGTCTGCAATATCCAATAATGATTTGTAGTGTTTTGGTGAAATCACGACTGTGTCTGCGTTGTAACCGTGTTGACCAATCATTTCGATTGCGTTGGTTAAATCAGACATATTCAACATACCTGCTGATGAAGACGCAGCTGCTACATAGTGACCTCTTTGTAAGTCAGTTGCTGCAGTTAGACCGTAATCGTATAGACGACCACTTCCGACTGTACCACCGCTTCCGATGAATCCACCATATATGTTTGCACCGAAATCAGTAATGCTTCCAGTTCCGGGACCTTCAGCGGTACCTGCAACTATATCTGCTGCTCCACTGATTCCTGTACCTAGCGCATCATCTTGAAGACCAAATAACGCATACACAACGTGTTTCGTCATATGTCTCTCGACTGCTCTCTTAGCTTCGTTGAGGGCCAATTCAATTTCATTGAATCTTGAATCCTCAATCATCCTGCGGGTTACACCTACTGCAATACCCCATTCCTTAACTGACACTCTCTCGGAGCGTAGTTTAGTGTGTTGGTATGCTGGTGTGCTTCCCTCATCAATTTCTTCCATAACCATTGATGGAAGGTTGAAGGTTATGTCCACGTTTCCACCAGTGTCGGTTGTCATTTGCTCTGTAAACAAGTTTATTGCTGGAAGGTCAGTTACTTTATAATCGACCAAAGAATCTTTGTAGTCGATAAGTACTCTCTCTCCCGTACCACCTGTGTTAGCATATACACCTTCATTGTTGGAAGTTAATAATCCAGTTTGTGCTGTTACCATATTTATTCACCTCTTTAGAAGAACAGTACCTTGATAGTACTTGCTCCACTGCCCGCTTCTAGGGCTATAGCGACGGTTTGGTCTCCTGCTGCTCCGGCATCTGCCTTCAGCTTACCTGCTCCATCGCACATCAAATCTCCACCGAGAGCAATAGTCCCAGTGCAGTTAGCTTTCAGTTGTACTCCACGTCCCGTTACAACATTACACAAATTTCCAGAGGTTGCTGCGGTTAAAGCTACTCCTAAAGCAGCTGAGCCGCTGGTTCCGTTAGCAATAACGCCGTATGCTGTCTGTTGAAGACAGTCTCCGGCTGCTACAGTACCACCTGCTGAAAAAGGCATAATACGGGCTGGTGCACCACCATCATTTACAATTATTTCTGTTGCCATATTTAATCACCTATTTTTTTTAACCAGTGTATACGACTTTGCCATCTTTCATAGCAAATAGTCTGTTTACCTCTGGTTCGGCCTCTACAGCCTTTTCTTCAGAATCTTTTGCGATTCCCTTACCGAAGGTTTTTTCTGTTTCGGCAGGTTCAGGCATAGATTCTAGTGCTTCAAAGAAACCTGTTAGCTTGTTGTCTTCCCAACCGAATAGTTCTTCAGTACGGGCATCCTTTGATTCTTCTTCGAGTTTACCGAATAAGACTTCTTTCTTAATGACATTGTTGACCAAAGCTGTTTTTAGCTTTTTAGCCTCTTCTGCCTTTCGAGTCTCTTCTGCGGTCTTAAACTCTTCGATAGAATTCAAAGCATCGTTGTACTTCTGCTCCAATTCGGAGTGGTTAGATGTCAATTCTTCCAGTTGTTTCTTAACTGAAGCAAACTCTCTCTCTGTTATTTTCTCAGATTCTGTTTTTACAACTTCCTCACTCATAGTATCGACCTCTTTGTCTTCACCGTCGTGGGTGCATTGGCATACTTCTTCTTCGTGTCCTCCGCAACCGCAGTCCTCCTTGGTTGCAAATTCCTTTTCAGATGTATGTGTGCCACATTCCGTGTCAATCGTACATTCCCCACAGACGGGCGTTGCTATTTCATTGTCTATAAACGAAACCTCAACGGGTCGGATATTTGTCGCGTACGAATCGCCCATAACATCAACGTCTTTGGAAAACCAATCAACGCTAACGTTAGTAATATCCCCCTCTTCCACTTTCTGTATCACTTCTTTCATTCTCGCTGTAGGCTCAAATATTTGAGCTAACATTGAGATTGCAATCTTTCCATCTTCCATCTCTTCAATCTCAGGATTGATAGCTTTCCCGAGTAAATCCTCAGGAGTCCTTTGATGAGTGTAATATATTGGTAGTTCATTAAATGATTCTAAGCTTTGCTTTAGTATATTAGGTTCTATAAAGACTGTTTGGTCATCACCGTCAACTTCATAATCGTGACGACCTGAAGTTAAAGCACGGATTGGAAACTCCCACATATCTTCTTTCTCCTTTTTAGATACGGTTATAGCTTCCTTATTGAATTCAAAATTCATAGCAAACTTTCTTTGAGTTTCTTCTGCTACAGAATCACTGAATTCCTTTTCCTGACCATTTTCCGATGCCCACATTGAGCACATATTCTGAGCCATAGACTCAGAGTCTTCTACCCCTTTCTTCTTGAGTCGGGGACCTAACTCTAATACACATTTTTCTAAAGCACTCACGCTACTACCTCCACAACCTCTTCTTTATCGGTGCGTTTACCTTTCTGGTTTTTGGATAGTCTTTGTTCTGTTCTTCTAGACTCTTCCTTTTTATCTTGGTTTTTTCCACCAGAAATGTTTACTTCACCTTCTGTAGGTTGTTGTTCTACAATTCCTTCAGCATCTAAACCTCTCTCAGACCTTACTTCACCGGGTGCCAAGACGCCCTCGGATAGATAAATCATATCTGTTTTTGCCTTTGTGAATGCATCGTCAACATTCATATGACGGAAAACAAATTTGACATCATCGCCATACTGAGGCATTAGCTGGGAATTAATAGCAGATTCAACAGCCCTTTGTAAATATTTAACGTAAGGTTCAAAAATCGGACGGGCTTGCTCTGGAGCAGTCCACATTGTTCTTGGTACCTTAAGGGCTATGTGTATTTTATCAAGTATATCATCAGTATACTTACCATATTCGAAAGCTCTATCAGAACCTTCTATTTCTTTTATTTGTATATCATTACCGTGAATTATATCTTCACCGGGTTCTAACGCATTAAAAGCATCAACAATTTCATTAATCTTATCAGGACCATAGGGCATATCAGGCAACCCGCAGGAAATGTCGAAACGTGATACCGCATATTTGTTTAAAGCGGCTCCAATATCCCGCTCTGCATAATCCTTTAGGTCTACTAAGTATAAAATAGTATGTATGTCTGAAAGTCCATAAGCATAATCATCAAATGGATTATTTTGTAATTCTATAATTTCATCAGGTTCAAACCTAACGTCTTCTTTATCATCCCCAATACTTTGGTAATAATACATTAATTGTCCGTGTTCGTTTCTTTTAACGAACATATTTTGAGAAGAACGAAGAACTAGGTTGTCTCCAGTCCATTCTAAATAACCTGAACCGAAGATTCGAGCATTACGTAGCCAACCGTAGATTGTAGTATCAATATTAATATCAACAAACATCTTCGTTATTTCATCTCTTAGTTTTTCATCTTCTGTAACAATGTCAAAACCGTCCTTGACTGCGTATAAACAAGGAAGGTCAATTAAAGAACGCACAATGGGGTCTGAAAGATAAACATTCATATAAGTTCTGTTATCACCTATATGTTGTTCATAATTCCTATTACCATAATTGTTGGTAAGTTTCAGTCTTCTTATTATACCCGCACCGTAACTACGAGGTTCGTCTTTAGGAGTGTTAATATTCGAACCGGTCGTAGCAAAAACGCGACGTATTCTGTCGGCTAAACCCATTGCTATCATTTTATATATCTATTTGCTGATATAAATAGTTTTGCTTATAAATTACGTATAAACCGTTTATTTACACCTATTCGACGCCTTCCGGTGGTAGTTAAACCCCCTCCGCCATACTTTCCTGAGGTTTGTCTTGTACCCCTTTTTTTAACAGAAACAGTTGATAATGATGAGCTAGCTGGAAGCATAGAAAGTGTAGCGTGAATTCCTAAAACACTACTATCACAATAATCATCGTGTTTATTTGATGGAGCAGATATTTTTTCAGTTTTTTGTGTTACATCCATAACATATTCTAAATCAATATGTTCTCTATACCATTTCCACATTAACTTTTTAGCTACTCCTTCTTGTCTTTCCACATCTGGTACCTTAACAAGGCCCTGTTGAACAAAAGATACAAAATCCCTGTAAGCATAAGTTTTACTACCTTTACTGCCCCCAGTAAATACGAAAGGAATGAAGTGCATACTTAATGGAATACACGCCATTCTTATTTCTTGTTCGATAGCACCTCCAATACCAGTAGCATCGATAATAACGCGTGCCGCATTAAAAGCAACAGCGACAGCCATAATACGCTCTCGCTGATAAGGGATATCGTGTCCGCCTGACTTAGGTCCGATTTCTTCCAGATATAATAATCGCGCAATATTGTTGTCAGGTCCTTTTTCAGTCCTCCATACACTAATAACAGTGCTATTAACAGATTTCCCAATGTCAACAGCGACAGTATTGTTAGTACCTGTTTCTCCACCTTGCTCAATTGATTCGGGGGTAAGTAGTTCGTAGTCATCAAAACACGCTCGTATATTTTTTGGTACAAATACATTTGATATACTTTCCACAAATTCACATTCGTATTCTGTTTTCCAGTGCAGGGAGTCCTCTCCCCATTCTAACATTTTATTCAACATCTCTTGCTCATCATAAGGTGGGCTATACGCTTCCCCTTTGATTATCGCGTCTCTCCAAGTAAAGTGCAAACGTGTGAATGTGTCTTCATATCCTTCATCATACAGATATCTGTGCATATGGTTGTCCTTACTTTTAGGAGTCCCAAGGTTGACAAAAGGTGCTTTGTTTGCGACTATCGCTGGCTCTACATTGTCGATGAACAACTCATCTGATATTAAAGGTGACTCGTCGACTATTAAAAATGTTGGGTGCTGTCCGCGAATAGATTGACCCTGATTGGAGGGCGCGACAGGCGCCCGACGCAAAATCGTACCCCCTTTCATCTTAATATGGGGTTTATTATGTAATTTATAATTATCTACTAAGGAATCTAAAAATGTATTATCTTTAAAATGGCGGTATACGTAATTGAAAATTAAAGCAGCTTGGTCTTCTGTAGGTGCCAAAACAAAAACAAGGTCTCTAAATCTTTTAAAGAACATATAAATTACTACAGAAACAGACAAAGCCCAAGATTTACCACTTCCTCTAGGTGCAAGAATAGCAAGTTTACGTTGCCGGTCTGCATTACCTTCTGGATATGTTAAAGAAGTAACAATAATCTTCATTTGTAAAGGTCTTATACGCAAAGGTCTTTGTTTTGCATCTAAAAGATAAGTTTCACAAAAAGCACGCACAAGTTTTTCCATTTTCTTTTCATCTTTACGCATTTCTTCGAAAAAACGTTCTAGATTTAAAGAATCGAATTTATTCTGACCCATCAGGGCTGCTTTCATTTCTTTTTGGTTCTTGACTTGTGTCATCTTCTAAATCTCCTAAAAAACTCATAAAGTTTTCTGTTTTTTGTTCTACCAAAGTAGGTATTTCAATATTAAGAGCACGGAACTCAGTGTGAATATCCCTAATAATAGAATTTCTCTGTCGCAATAACTCTGTTCGTAAGTCAACATCCCGAATAGATACAAGAATTTCTTCCCAAAGCACGTCTTCAATTGCGAGATTGCGTGATAGTAAAGTGACAAGTTCTTTATGACGTTCATATTCTCCTTCGCCCACTCGTTCTCTTAAACGAGTCTCATATTCTCTAACCTTATCTTCCATCTAACACTTCACTGAATAATTGTTTTATTCTTCTTTGTCACAACAACAATCGTGTAGTAACGTTTCTAATACTTCTATAACTTGGTGTAATCCTGCTACTTGGTCTTTCAATTCTAATAATTCAGTATCATTCATTTTTTAGCCTTCTTTTTTGATGCAGCTTTCTTTTTAGCTGGAGCTTTTTCTTTAGGTTTTTCTTCAACCTTCTTCTCTGCTACTGGAGCAGGTTTTTCTGCCAGTACAGGTTTGTACGAATTAAGTTCTTTACCGCAGCAAGGCCAGTGTCTTGCTCTTGTAAAACTATCTTCAGGGACATCTGCCCCACAACTTGAATATTCACATTTGACCATTTTAGTCACCTACCATAATTACGACATCTTAACATATAAATGTTTCGGTCATTTCTTACTTTGCATCTTATGTTCTTGCTCTTGTGCTTTAGATTCTATTTGCTGAGCTTGTTCTAATACAGAATTGTTATAATCTATAACAGATTGAGCTTTGACTTTATAGAATGCTGTTTTCTCTGCTTGTTCTTGTTTCCAAACATCCAAAGCATCTTTGATAATTAGAAGGGCTGGCCCACCTAATATAGCTATCAAAGTTGTGTATCCTTCTATTTGTTCTAGAACAGAGTCGTCTTGCAATCCGCTGTGTATAACGAACCCTGCAAACCCAACCCAGAGTAGCACTAAAGGTACAGCAATCATAAACATAAATATGTCGTTAAATGTTACTCCTTCGCCTTTTTCTTTACTCATATTTTCAGTCCTCCTTATTTTTTTTATTTTCTTCTCCTTTTTTTGTTCTTTCTTCTTTACTATTGGTTTTACTAATATTAATGCTTTTCGGGCAAAATTGTAAAATACCGCTAAAGCTGCTATAATCGCTAAAGACGCCATCACTATTCCCAACATTGTTAGTATATCTATCCATTCAATCATTCCTCCTCACCTTCGTAGTTATTTCTGAATTCATCATTAACCACTTCTTTAATCATTGCTTTTAAATCGTCTACTTCAGATAAAATAGTATTAAGCATATCAGTCAATGTAAGCATATCCTTGGCCTTCATTAGACCTCTAACCTCCATCCACTTTCTACATCTTCATAGTAATTTGTTTCAAATCCTATATATTCTCCTTCTTCCCAATAATCACCGTTACCATTAAAGTCAGCATAATAAGAAAGATAAAAGAACCAATATCCATCATATATATCAGTAAATCCATCTTCTAAAGGTTCACCGTAATGTTCTTCATATTCAAACCACAATTCGTCTTCTGTCCAACCTGAAGCATTATAATATATTTCAGTGTATCTGTAATTATCATACTCAACAGTCTTATTACCATTTTCATCCTCAACTACAAATACGTGCATTATGTCCCAATAAAACAACATAGGTAATGGTTCATCTTCGTCATCACAATCAGTATCTACGTCAACATAAAAATCTAAACTATTATTAGAAGGTCTTGAATAATTACCGTGTGATAGTCCTCCCCAAAGATAGGCGTCAGTGTGATTACAATGATTTTCTTCGTGTTCATATTCACAAGAACCATCATCTTCTGTAGCTCTATCATTATAGTTGTTTGCGTCTATATCCATACAACCATATACGGTTTCATTAGTTTGAGTTTCGTTATTTTCTCCTGTACCGTTTTGATTTAATATATTACATCTACCATTGTCGTGTGTCGCTTGAGGGTCATAATTAACCGCCTCGGGGTCCGTACAACCATACACTATCACAATAAAATTACAACTTCCGTCGTCAAAAGTAGCTTGTGGGTTATAATTAGTAGCGTTTTCTTCTAAACAACCCCCGATGGGGCCAACGTCTTCTTCACCATTTAAATATTCGTGAATAATAGACATATTGGCCCCCCCACTCAAAATCGCCAGTAAAACGACGGTTATAATTGTCCCAATTTTTTTACCTACTTGAGTTTCTCCGATTTTATCAGCAGCCTTGCCAATAGTCTCGAAAAGCTTTTCTTCTTCCTCCTCAGGCTTTCTAGGTCCATTAATACCTAAAATCTCACGTTCTTCTTCAGAAATAACGTTAATGGCACCATAATCGTCTTGAGACATAAATTAATGTTGCTCGCGAATATATATAAAATCTTTGTTAATACTATTCTATAGCTCTATTAAGCCTAAATGCTATAAACATATGCTACTGTATTATACTTAGTTACTTTTATATAGCTACTATGTCTTTAAAATTTTATGACAGAAAAAGAAATAACGCCTAATGGCGCATCTTTCACCGTAACAGTCGGTGACGAATACTCTGAAGTAGAGGTTGATTCGTGGGAACCGAGTGATTTACCACTCTCCCCCTCGAAAATCAACACCTTCCTTCAGTGCCCCCGAAATTTTTACTATCGGTATATCGCGAAACTTCCAGATAAGTTAACGTTACACCTTTTTCGGGGTACCATAGTGCACGATATATTGGAAAGAATTTTCGAGCAAGAATACAAATACCCTAGTAGGTGGCGAAACGGGGAACCTCAAGAATGGGCACTCCTTGAATTTCGCAAACTTTGGGCTGAACGAAAAGAAAAAATGCCTTATCTATTCAAAGACCCGAACATTGACGCAGACGTAATGGAACGGGAAACGATTGATTTACTGGTAAACTTTTGCCATCGGGTTGAAAAGAAATTGCACGAACTAATGGATTGGAAAGTCGCTAGGTCAAAGGATATGGCGTTAAAACAACTGAAACCACATTTTGCGGAACTTAGACTCCATAATAAGGAATTATCAATACGCGGTATTGTAGATGTTGTAGTAAAAGACTTTGAAGATAATATTTCCATTGTTGACTATAAAACTAGTAAGCGATACGGTAGTTGGCTGCCCGAAGAATACTACAGACAGTTGATAATATACGCTCTGATGTATAAAGAACACACTGGAGTAACCCCGAAATTCGCGGGTATTGATTGGTTGCGGTATGACGATTGTTATTTTGTCGCAATTAACGACGGTACCATAGAAGAAGCGCGGGAACTTATCAAAAGCATACACAACGAAATAAAGGAAAGGGGGGACGACGAAAGCAAGTACGAAATGGTTCCCCAGACCCTGTGTAAATGGTGTGCCTTTTATAAGAAACCCTGTGAACCAAAAGGTATATATAGCAAGAAAAAGAAATAGTATAACAGGACCCTGAATGGGTATCGAGTAGAATACCGACGGGTCCACCTCGAGGAAAAAAATGACTAACGAAACAAGTAATCAGACTGCAACTAACAACACAGCTGATAATAATACCGCAGATGACGGTAATATGACAGCCGAATTGTTAGAAGTAGTAGAAGAAAGTGGTTTGTTAGAAGAACCTATGGTGCTTGCACTGTTGGCTTGTGTCGGAGCTTTAGTAGCTTTTGTGTGTTACACGAATCCTACTCTAAAAGCCGCGGTAATGCCACTTTTGAACAAGTATTTGAAAAAATACGATGCTCAAATTGAAGCACTATTAGAAGAAAATCTAACAAAGGCACAGCAAAAAGCCTATGAAAAACTGGATGAAACACTTCAGGCTCAAGTAAAAGACGAACTTCTTAGAAATGTCGTTCTAACAGCTTGGGATGAAAAGGATGACGAATTAAAATCTTTGGTTAAAGGCAAAGTTAAAACTGCGCTGGACAACACTAAGTAATCCTACTGGGGACAGGATTCAAAATAATGTCCCCGATTTTTTTTATGACTAAACCTACTTGGAAAAACTTCTGGATTTGTAATTGTAAGTGGGGCCACCAAAATTGTAATTGTGATGGTAAAACTGGGTCCCCCCGAAAATCCGAATAGCACTTTCAAAATTTGACCCGATTTGTTTAAAGGGGTGGATGGTGAAATTGGATTTTGACGTATTTTATTTTAGAGGGAGGGTATCAAGGAAAAACGGCAGTTTGTCGACGATAAACGGACACGAATAAAGAGAAAAAACACGGCCCATATCTTTATATACGTTCAATACTTCTTCAAATTAGTTCGGGCCTGTTTAGGACAGTGTCCCCTACGTAGTTGGTTATGTCTTCCGAGACAAAATCATACGCCTATATCCGTGTGACCACGGACGAATACCCTGCAATCGTAGTTGCCTTAGGTTATGACGATGCGGACAGACCTCGAGGACTAAGAGTCGGGTCGGGAAAAACCCTTGCGGAACTTGCCCAACTTGCCTTGTCTAAGAGTAAATCCGATGAGTCAAAAATCGCACGTGACTTCTTCTCCCTATGGAGTGGAAAGACCAAGGCGGTTTTAGGACCTAAGACACGCAAGGAACGAATCAAGGCAGCTTTTGAGTCACTTAGTGACGATGAAAAGGCAGAACTGATTGCATCCTTCGGTTAAGTCGGTTTTGGCGTTAGGTGGTAAATCAAACGCAAAAAAGACGCACTAAGGTCGTGGCCTTCCACCCCTACGGGCATAAGGGCCACCCTTAGAGTGCAATGTCAATAAGACACTCTTAAATGGTGCGCAGGGTATTTTTTTACAATTCTAGCAGGTAATTTTAACTGCTTTAAGGGACTGGAAAACATACGCAAAACTCAAATAAAGAGGTGATAAAATATGAGAGGCGAAGGAATTAGCCGTGAAACTGACAAAGGCATAATTTATTCAAACCGCTGTGGTGCTTACTTATGGAAGCACGACGCTGAAGCGGATGAAGCAATTTGTGTGTCAGCTATGATTGGCTGTAATTGCTACGAGTGCCAAACTTTGCTGTCAAGGTTCAAGCTATTGAGAATCTTAGATAAGCATATGGGAGCAATTGAAATATCGGCAAAAAAACGCTAGCTGAAACTGAACGCTCGGTTGGCGTTCTCCGAGCTAAAACTGCCTAACGCGGCAAAACTAAGTGCTGAGCAACACTAAAAACTGCTCGCTATATTCACACCGGTTTCATCCCGGCGAAGTTAGCTCCTTTTGTAAACAAAGAGCAGGGAGACGTCCCGACAGCTCGCTACAATTAGCCCTGCTGGGTAGATGGAGGTTCTGCTTGGAACAGTAGGGCACACAGCAAAATTTGCGGGGTTTGCGGGGTGAGTGGGTCTGCTGCGGCAGGGAGAGAATGCTG